AGCCACTCACCGTCGATCCACACTCCTTCGTGCCACTCACCGCCGAGCCACACACCGCCGTGCCACTGACCGTCGAGCCACTCACCGCTGTGCCACGTGACATAACCGTTCTCGTCTACGGTCACTAAGGCATTTCTGGTATGTGCCTTTTGCAACCACTCAGGCCACTCTTCTTTAGGGGTGTGAATCATGGGTTTATGCCTCCTCTTCGCCCCCGCAAGCTGGGCCCGCATCTTGTTGAAATCCTCTGCATGAATTTCAAATATATCTTCACCGCAGTCGGGGCAAATGCTAGCCATTTCTTCGATAGGTTTGCACTTCATTATTCACTCCTCACTTTCCTGCATTAGCATTCGTAGACGTTCAATGGCATCGTTTGGAACGCTTAGGCATCGATCGTGTTCGTCTTGTATCCACCAGTCCCACGCTTCGATCACGTCTTGAGCAGCAGCTTCAATCTGCTCGTTACGCTCGCGGTGCTTCCAAAGAGCTGCGCATGCCTGTTCGTATGCCCATGTCGTAGGTTGGGTGCTCATTACGTAGCCACCACAAGCACTATTGCTGCCCCAATATACAACACCAGCGATAGAGGCCACAACAGGGTACCGATCGCCGTCATTATCATTGTGACAGCAAGCCAGATCGTAATTGTGGCGGCCACGACGTCGAGTGAACTCGTTTGTACATTGGGCTCCTCATCGTGGTAAAAGCCGCGTGATAGCGTTTGTCAGCGATTCTGACGGCGTTTGTCTGTAAAACGGGACAGATAGCACCAATCCCGTTTGGGTTCACATGAACCCATTTGAAATCAAGCGGTTACTTGAGACGCGCAGTCAGTTCATCAATTACGAAGTCCAGCAACTCAAATCGCAGTGCGCCGTACTCACCCTTCCACAGTGTCCGTGCGGACTGGTGGTGAAAGTATGCGGTATATGGATCACGTCCTGCCGGATCGGGAACAGGAAAGTCGCACCATTCGTCGGCGGTTACTTTGGGCCACAGGTTCATCACATGTTCGACGAGCGCCTTGTCGTACAGACCGGCCTTGTCGTACACACCGGCCTCTTCGTACGGACCGGCCTCTTCTGGGTCCAAAATCTTAAGATACGCATTGCAGATTCCAGTCCAAAAGGCATCAGGATCTGCAGTAGCTATCTCACGAATCTTGATCAAGATGTCAAGCGTTGTTTCGATCACTTTTCGATCTGTCATGATTAAATCTCCGAGATGCGGTCGAGCCGCTCGTTAGTGCGAATCTCATCGAGACGCTTGCGAACATCGGTACGCAGCTTGCCGTTAGTGGTAACCAGCGTGGCGTGCTCGTCGAAGTGATACTCGAACACAGCGAGCAAGTTGGTGTAATTACCAGCCATCATCTCATCGATGATCGGCGTTGGGTCCAGATTGTAGTTTTTAGCGTAGACACGAGCTTTGCCTAGCAGGTGAAACGCGTTACCATGCGGACCATCAATATCAATCTTGTCGCGCGTTGGGTACTGGGGTGCTTCCACTATCGTTCTCCTTTTCACTTTGAATTGCCGCGTCAATGAAATGTAACAAGGTACTGCTCACATCGAAGCGTCCATGGTAATACGGTCGCATTACGTCGTTGCCGAGCATACCAGCTAAGTTGTGGCTAGCCGACATGCGCTCTTCTGCAACGCGCTTGCGAATGTCATGTATTGTTAACGACATTGTAATCCTCCGTAACAGACCTTATTATACTTGCAACACAGGTGTTAGGGCAACATTAACACTAGCCACTACGATATCACTACCACGAACAAATCGTTCGATCAGCCACGTATCCCTCAGACGGCGCACCTTGTGCTCGATCAGCGTGTGCTGGCTGTACTGCCGTGCAATCGCTGTTGCCCGGCTGTCAGCATATAGTTCAGCTGCGACTCGGTCCTCGGCCACTTCAACCTTTACGTTACGTGCAGCGCCACCGACAATATCTTCGACGCGTATCAAGTACACCTTGTTCATGCGATATTTTCCTGCGCCTTGTTGATCTTCGCTACGGCTGCGGTGACTTTGCGACTGCGTTCATCCACATCGGCGTCGAGTTCGCGATACAGCGCCACACGCTCGCGAACCAACCGAGCATTGACCTTCTCTTTCATCTGTTCATTTACAAATGGCCATAGAACGCTATCTATTAGCCTATAAACGTCGTTTAACGGCATCTTATCGATGCGCTGTTCCAGATCATCCAATAGAAACATAACGGCTTGGTCATATGTTTCAAATAATTCGATTGTGCTGTAACTGCCGCTACCATCGCTGTACATATTAACGCGATATTGAAGATTGGTACCACTGCGTCCAAATAGAGACAACAATTTGAGCCCCTGATAACGAGAGCGACTCCCAAAGGTGTCGATGCTAGCTAACGCGTCTTCCAGCGAGACTGGTAGTTGCCACTCACAATAATAAGGAGACACCTGTACTACCCACTTAATCTTGCCCTCGAGGAGTTTAATCAGCGTTTCAAAATGACTGCTGTTTAGCGTGCTGTTGATTTCACTCAGCCAACGAGTCACGTCACTAGTGGCCGCCCGCTTGTTTTTGAGATCTCTTATCTCGTTAACCAGGCGAGCGATCTCTTTTTTGTGTTCTCTGATCTTTTTGTCGTGTCGTTCAGCTTCCGACTGTTTGTAAGTTTTAACTGGGCGATCGTGTAGATTGTCAGCAATGAACTGTTTACCGCTAGCAATTTCTTCGCCCTCATCTGTAACGAAGATCTCACGCACAATCCATTCGGTGCTATTAACCTGGTCGCACAGGACTACTTTACGACCATCTGAAAGGTATTTGTGTTCCATACGTCCTCCTAAGCGACGGTGATGGTGTCAGGCATGAACCCAGCGGCGACACCAGTGATTCCTTCAAACTCCAACGGTGTAACTGTACGCACAATCAGCTCACTGTCGTCGGGGATCGAGCTACCATCGTGAAGGTGAATATACCCACTCTCAACGTCTTGAATTAGGTACCACTTGCCGACAACCGGCTTGTCCTTGGTACCTGACATGGCGTTGTTGATGCGGATCCAGTTTCCTGTAACTATTGGTGCCATGTGTGTCTCCTACTATTTGATTCCCAAGATATCGCGATCGTCCAGTGTTGTCATTACGCTGCCTCGCGATGAACACCGGTTCCACGAGCAATGAGCGCTTCGCGGATTGCCGGCGAAAACTCACTTTCAAGTTCTTTGGGGATGTTCATATCCCACAGATTATAATCAACGTCGGCCCAATCGTCAAGGTCTTCGGCATCAACCAACCAACGAATCGCAGTAGCACGATCGCCAGCACCCAATGCAATCATCTCATCAATGGTGGCATTGAGATCATCAACGCGAGCCTGCTCAGCCGCGAGCTCTTCTTGATATGCACGATCGGCATCAGCGGACCATTTGTCTGCGAGAGCGAACAAGTCGTCGTCAGACATCGCAGCGAAGTCGTACCCGCGCGGACGGAAACCGTAGGCCTCCTTGTGCAGATCGCTCATGGTAGCCTCGACAGTCCACCGCTCGTAGTTCTTGATCGTGTACACGCCACGCTCGGCCCACCACTCGGGATCTTCGGACAGAAGACCAGTCCAGCGATTTTCGCCGGCGTTCATCCACTCGATGGCCTTTTGGTTTTTGTCCTTAATGAAAGTGATCAGATCCACGCCAATGTCTCCATGTGGTTATTAACTCAACAAAGACATTATCGCAAACCTTAGCGATCAGGGCAACGGGTACTGATCCCATGGATGGACATCGATGTCCATCACCATTGCGTCAGAATCGGCGCTGTATCCTTCGATGAAGAAACGGTCTATTTCGCCAGAGCGCAGGACAGCCTCTTCAATAGCAATCCAAAGGTTGATCAACATCAGTCCTTCGATTGGCACGAGGTGGTCGTTGTACCGTACAGTGTAGAATGGGCAGTTGTGAGGAGATGCACCACGACGGCCATCGTATATGCCCCACACCGTTAGCAAGCCCATGCGATAACGAGTGTTGGTCCAATACACAATATCGCGTTGTAACGACGTCAGTACATCTATCTCAACAGAGGGGTGCATCAATTTATTTATGCGCTGTCATCGATCAACAGAGCTCGAGCGTGCATGTAGTCGAGTGTCTGATTCATATAGTCTTCTGCGAGGTCGTCGTACGCCTGTGTGTTGTCGATGCTGAGCTTTTTCATCTTCTGCAGCGACTTCCACATCTTGCGTAATTCCTTTTTGCGCTCTGCGAGAAACTCTCGCAGCTCTTGTTCGTCGACGTTAGGATCCATCGGCACACTTAACCTTGGAAACCTGTTGCAGGCGAAGCTCATTTTCAACTAGCTGTTTGCTGTGTTTCTCGATCTGTGTTTTGAGTTCCTTGTTCTCATCACGAAGACGACAGATGGTCGCAATCGGACCATCTTCGTCATACAACGGCCTCGAAACTGTTTCTTTTCTAACGTATTTAACCTTCATCATTGACTCCCTGATGTCACCCGACACACGCGATATGTGATCGGTACTACGTATTGGGCGGCACTCCTAATGTAATGGCAAGCTCACGGCACTTGTCTTTGTCGGGCAGCGGTTGCGTCCCTGCAACCGCATCCCAAAGGTACTTCTCGACTTTAGCGCGGCGGTTAAGACTTTTACCGTGATTGCGCAAGATCCACCACCGTGCCTTCAGTCGCCTTTGCCATCCTTTGCTAAACACGTGGTCGATGACCATCGCGGTGCCGACGACGCTGTGCTGGCGTGTCCATTTTACTACGAGCATCACGTACGCAGTAGCGATCGGCAACACTTGATGCAGCAAAACTGTCGGGCTTGATCTTTGGCTCGATGCCAAGAGTACCCATCACGTAACCAGTAGCTTCGCGAATGATCTCTGAACTCTTGAAGCGAGGATCGGGGTTGATATCGAGATGAATCTCAAACGCTCGATCGCCAATTACATCGACGACCTCCATTCCAGCAGCAATAGCATCTGTCACCTCGCCCATCAGACGAGTGCGCACTTGACCGTAGTAGTAATCGGTACGGTGACTCTTAAAAATGGTTGCACCCTTGCTCGATCCATAGTGAAGAATGATTACTGTAACGTACGCGACCATCTGCTTACCATGTCGGGTAAACACTTTAGAGTCAGCTCCAATGTATACAGAGCTGTTCGTTGGGCTTCGCTTAATCGACTCCTTAATTGCAGGGAAGTCGAAAACTTTTGGTTCCATGATAGTTCCTTAGTCTATTTCACAGACTGTTATTGTTGTGTTATATTGCCGTTCGACGTCTTCGATGATCTGTCTAACTTCACCTTGGCTGACGCCTCCCAAACCACACCCCACCCAAGGAGTATATACCGGAAGACTCCTCGCGATACCAAACTCGACCACATGAGCAAGGCACATCGCAATGTGGGCAGTGGATGCATATCGTTTACCATCGCGCCCATAGTACTCTTGCGTCCAACAATTTGCAACGTACACTTCGTACGGCCACTCAACAAGCACGAAGTCTACTAAACCAAGGTGCATGTCGGCTTTGTCCCACGACACATACTGACGGTACACTCGAGGCCACTTTTCCATGTATGCCTTAGCTACCCCCGAACCCATTGCTCGTTGGCAGTTAACGCCATTAACAAGTACGCCACTTCGTATCGTCGTGATATCACGCTTAATGATTCTCATATTAAGTGAAATCTCATGCAATCGCGAAATGAGATGTAGCTGTGAAGGTTGATCGCTTTAATTAGAAATTCAATGGTGTTGAGTTCCTTTCGTGCCTTGTCCAACCGCATTTCATAGATGCTTTGCATCACGCCATATGGATCGGGTGGGGCGGCAAATATTGCTCGGTACCAAGGCAAATCATTGTGCACCTGCACCATGCGGTCTATACGCTGAATTTCGGCTTGTATCCATTCGATTTCATCTTCTACTACTTGTCGTTCTTGTTCAAGACGCGTTTGCATCAGCTTGCGCTGTTGGTCGTCCAAGACAATGTAACCATCAGGGTGTTTCATCATGAAAGCGCCTCATCTCTTGACGCTGTATTTGCTCTCGCAATAATAGATCGTTGAATACCTCGAGCCACTGTGTTCCACGCCCGCTACGAAACTGGTCAGGTAAATATTCGTTGATCAGTGTTTCGATGTGGTTGGTGTCCATCGCAGCGATTGAGACGTATCGTAACGGCTCATTGCCGTTGATGCCACGAGTACCCCAAAGTGGAGCGCGCCGTATAACCTCGAACTCGTCGTCGCTGCGGATTGAAAGATCAATTTCATCGCCCCAAGCACTACGGCGGCCGTATTCTAGCCCACCATCGACCATGTACTTGTTGCCCGTCACATGATCTGTGTGTGTAACATAGTCGTGTGTGTACCGGCTGTATAGGTCAGTGCCATCAGGCGTGCGAATTCCATTGAGTAGTAGTATCGGCTCACTCATAACATAACTCCTCGATATCAGTACAATAACCTCAGTGGTGTGACAAGATCTCCCTGTCACGCAAGATGTGTTGGACCTGATCCCAGTTCCACAACGTCATCGCACCATCGCGTGGTTGGTGAATACCTTCGGGACGCGAATCAATGCCAACGTCCATCGTACGATATTTGCAAACGTGTGGACTGCGATCGAGGCCACCATGCACGTGCCCAAACAAAGCGTATGCGCCGTGGTGGCAGTGCTCCCACTCCAAATACGGATAATGATGCAGAATCACAGTCTTACCATCTAAGCGTAGCTTACGATAGTGGCTGGTCGACGCGAAGCAGTCCTTGAGCTTCTTGTTCTTCATTATCACCTGATCATGATTACCCCATACCAAGTGAATGTTGCCATTAAGGCGCTGCATAATATCCAGAGCCTGCTCGTAGCCACAGAAGAACACGTCTCCCAGTAGGTACACGTCGTCACCGTCCGCCACCTGGTTGTTCCAGTTGTAGATCAGGCGCTCTGTCATTTCACGTGCGTCCTTCCCAACGCGAGTGTTGGGGCAGAACTTGAGGATGTTCTTGTGCATAAAATGTGTATCTGAGGTAAACCAAATTTCAGACATTGTGTAAAAAATCCTTCATGTATTGTAGGCGAGCTTGTTCGTCTAAAGTCATAAAATGCTCGCGATTGTCATTAATGTGGTCGACGAGGGGGTAGTACTCCTCGTCAACGATTTGTTTAATCTGGCCACTATCCAACCACTTATCCAGCTTGGTGTCGCGCATACGTGCCATTAACTTGTTGGCAAGGTAGTACGGCGACTTTAGTTTGAGCGCTTTTTTACCGCTGTATACCATGTATCCCTCATGCTGGCACGTGCGCATTGCATTCAGCAGGTCGCCAAACCGAACTGTGAAATGTCTCGGACGCAACACGTGCAACCTCTCAGCCACCCAGTCGAGCTCTCGTTCTCGGAGCATCTCACCGGTCGTGAGCTCACGGCCGCCAATCAGATAAGCGCCGCTTTGCTCGTCGATAATGTGTGGGTCACTAGGATCGCAGATTTCAAACAAGTAAGTAAATCCCGGCAGCAGCGAGTTTTCGATAGACGTATGCCGCAGATATTTTGCGGCAATGCCAACGTAGTCGGATTCTAATGACCCCGTCGTGCTGATCAGCAAGCCATACTGTTCCGTCGTTGTTGCCGCAGCCATAAACCCATTGATCTTTGTGACCGCGGTTACGAACTGGTTAACATCAAAGTCAGTACCGTTCTCGCCGCGGTTAAACACTTTGGTGAACGGACGAGCAACAACGTTGTAGTCAGCGTCGACCACCAGTCCACGAAGCTCACAAAGCTCAGGCGTCCACAGGTTCTTGTAAAACACTCGACGATGGTACTTGATCACGAACAGACCGGGGTACTGCCTGCTCTCACGGCGCACCACCAAGTCGGGGTTTGCTTCGACGTACTGCTTAATATCAAACGGAAACATCGTCGCCCCCGTAAGTTGTGATGTTAATATCAGTTCCAAACGCTTGTTTGATCTGCTCGTTGGACACAAAGCGGGCTTTCATCTTATCGATAGTCGTCTCGGGAACGTCGTGTACTGACCGAAAATTGCCAGTACACGTGATAATGGTTACGAATTCACCATACCCTTCTGCCATTTCAACGTAGGGTTGTATCTCCCGTAGCCGGGTGAAAGTATTTGCCACGATGACATCGTTGCCTTCGATGACCTGCTTTTCTGTCTGACGGTAGCACCACTCATGGGCTTGCTTGAGTTTGGATGCGTCGAACTGATACCCATCAAGCTCGAAGAACATGTCAGCCTCATAATGTGCAATCGAACCAGCAGACATCCGTTGTGCAAGAGTAGTCTTGCCGGATCCAGGCAGTCCCCGAATTATATAAAGCATGTTACACTCCAGTTGTGATAGTTCTGCCGCAGCCACACGGTTCCTCTTCAAGGGCCTTGTTCATCGGCAGCACAGCCTTGATCTGGTAAGCATCGCCGAACATCAGGTAAGCGATCTCGTCCGCGTGTTCTTGATCTCGAGCGCGGAGGTATACCGTTTCGACATGTGAGCACGCCGCCTGACGCCGACGGATCCAGATTTGGTAAAAGTCGTTGGGGTTGATGTCCATAAGTCCTCCTCTCACTGAACCACCATTATCCCTTACTTTTGATATGACCGCAACGCCTCGTTCAACAGATCAGGACGCAGTATCAACGGTGAAATTACAGAGATGGAGTAGAAACTGGTTTGACTTTTTGAATATTGCCGAACTGATCGCCGCGGAATGTAGCAGGAGGCGTTTCTATTGCCCCCTGCTGTACACATTTACCACGTCTTACATTCTCGTTGTAATCAAACGCTTCATACATCATGATCTCACACTGGTCCTTTGTGTCAAAAGGTAACTGGAAGTATTCGCAGTTGCCAAATCGCATTACACAAAGGACCAGTAGCCACTTCATCAAGCAGTGGCCCGCTCACGAATCTCTGCAAACGTCGTTTCGTTGTACAGCTTGCCGTTCTCAAACACCAGTTGGAACATTGGTCGCTTCGCCTGTTCAATTGTCGAAGAAAACCATTCTCCACTACCGGTGCGGTTGGCGACAACGCGTCCAGCCTTGCTGTGCTTGCCTTTGTCGCCGATCGGGCTCTTGTACACGTCGTTCCACTTCCCATCGTAGAACGCAGCGCTGCACTTCAACGCAAACTTCTGGGTGTCTCGATCGACGCCCTGCAATAGAGCTCCGCCCATACCGAACGCAATGTTGTCGGCGCTCCATTTGCGGTTAAGCATCGCTTGCAGGATCTTGCTAATCGTATCTTCGTTGACGCCGTCACCTTGGATGACACGAACATGGTTGAGTACTTTGTACCCTTTGTCGTTCGTAGTATAGCCAAACTGCTTCGCGGCGAGCTCGATCACCTTGAGTACAGTCGACAGGGGATCACCGCTGTCAGGACGTATTACGACAACGCGACCACTATCGATCACCTCTTGCCTAAGCTGTTTGCCCCACAGTTCGTGTACTGCATCGAAGATGTTGTAGCTGTCACTAACACAAGCAATCACAGGAGCCTCAGGGTAGGCGTTGAGCATATTGCGGTATGCGTCGACCTCTCGATCGCGGCCCCACGAGGTTATTGTGCTGTGCTCGGAAGCTGGGATACTGAATCCTGCCATCACTTCACCATAGTACTCACGAGCAAACATTGCACCTTGCATCGTGTCGGTCCCTTTGAAGTTGACGAGATGTGCTGAACCACCGATTGCTGCTGTCTCAAAAGAGCTAGCGCCTCGTCCGCCGAAGTCGTGCAGTTTAAAATCGATGTCTTCAGGAGTGCCGGATTGCTCGAGGGCATCAACAATCAGTCCACGAATCATGTTTGACCGAGTAGCAACAGTGGTCGGGTACCATATTGCACGAAGCAGAGACTGCTCCAACCACGTTGACAACCACGGCACTTTTGGATCAGTGTTGACAATTGACAGCAAAGGTATCCCCATTGGCACCACCTCGCCCTCCGGTACCGATTCGATACGAACAGGAAGTAAGCCACCGTGCTGCTCAACAATGTACTTCCACCCCTCGTACGGAAACAGATCATTACCGAAGTGCATGTTCCACATCGCGCGGGCGTGGTCGACTTGCTTCATTGTAACTGGCTTGAGCAGGTACTCTTTGATGTACGCCTGCAGACCGTACCACACAGTTTTGCCATAACGTCCGCCACGTGATTCTGCATAGCTGTAGATGTATTCGGTGCCAGGTGGATACTGGCGATCCATGGTGACTTTGTAAGAGTCGGTGTTGAGCGCGATGTTGTTTGCAAATTCCATATCTAAACCCCTTAGATAAATGGCGCGGTGGATCTATTCCTATGCGCCGATAAAGTGTTGAATGATTTGAAAGTGATCCTCAAAGCACTGCTCACTTTCAACTTCGCCAACTGGCACCCAATGAGCACTACGTGCATCATCGCCCCCAGCGACTTTTGGCAGTGTGGCATCAGACAGCTCGATAAAGAACGCATGCGTTATGGTGCGTCCTCTCAATGAACGATCAATACCGTCGAATACTTCGCTGTCCACTATCAGCTTGCGTAGCGTCTTAGCAGGTAGCTTGATGTTGGTTTCCTCTTTTAGTTCTCGTACAGCAGCATCGACTAACGTCTTGTCGCCGTTTGCATCCAAAAACCCACCCGGCAGTGCAAGCAAACCACGTCCGGGAAACTTATCGCGCTTCACCATCAGCACATGGCCAAGGCACACGACAACGGCGTCGACCGTGACGAATGTCATTGGGTAAGGAATGCTCGAGAACTGTCGCTTGTACTCTTCTATAAACATCCTCTCACGCTTAACCTCCTCATAATGGTCCGACGCAACAAAGTCCGACAGCCGGTTAAGTACTTCCGTTGAAACCACCCCAACCAAAAAATTGAGATTAAAATCGTCTTTGAAGTACAGCTCTCGCACACTGGTCGCATTGAGGGGCTCGACAGTGTCGACCTCAAGGTACGCCCATTGTGGAAACATCGACAGGTAATATGAGCTGTCGTCTTTTGTATGGCCAACAAGCACAACCGACCCATCAGGCGTACCACATTGTGCGTTGGCATCGTGGACAGTCTGTTGCACTGAGCGTATCCATACGGTGTCGTTGTATGGCGTGTCGATGATCGGACGTATCAGGACAGGCTTGTCGCTGCTGTAAAACACGCTATTGATCATTGCTTCTCGCTCTTGGTACGTCCATGGATTCTTGTACGTACGAGGCAGCATCGCGCTACCAACGAGAACGATCACCTTATCGGCGACTTGGAGGGCCTCACGAATTAGGTGTTCGTGAGCTTTGTGCATCGGTTGAAAGCGGCCGATGACTACCGCAGTATCATATCGCATATCTAAACCCCTTAGATATTAGCCACTGTGGATCTATTCCAGTGTGACTGTCAAGTATATAGGCGACTCGCTATTGCGACTCGTCGGTGCTTTCCTCCATTTTCTTTTTGTGAAGAGATTTCATCTCTTCGAGTACCTCAGGCGTCACTGGCACACTGATAATCGGTGTGGTTTGAACTGGCTTGTTGCGAGACGCGGAAGCAATAAACAACCAGATCATCGATGCCGATAGCCACGAATAAAAGTCAAGAGCGATCGATAAGCCGAACAGATGATTGAGTGAAGAAATTGTGGCCAGTGGAATGCCAACTACAATCGCAATGATAACTGCATTGTGAAAAATAATGTTCATGCTACCTACTCTCCAGTGCTGACTTTGCAACGTACTCGTACACCTTTCTCAGGTATACTCGCACAAGACGGTCGATTATTTCAAGCACGTCATGCAACGTCCAACATGCAACGCTTGATGGCCACAACATAATCCACAACGTAATCCGACCAACATTGCGATCCAGAGCAATACGGTTTTTCACTGAGTTGGTGTAGGTAGTAAGATCCTTTTCCGAAGAGCCCCCAGCTACAACAGCGCTGTAATCCATAACGGGAGGCTGTCCATCTCCCACCCATAGCTCACGTCTAACGTGTTGCACATAACGACGATAGCGCCATAGCGACCAACCAAACCCGATTGGCAAGTACAGCAATAACCACCAGGGACTGACAGCAGACAACACAGTGCCGAACAGCACCCACAATGAAGCTATGGTCCATAGGAATAGCACAATGCGCCAGTTGCTGTCGGCAAACTCTGCAGCGAGTAGAGCCAACACAACTATTGTTAATAGGATAGGGCTAGCTAGTAACCCCAGAATGAAAGCACCAATGGCTGTAAACATAACAAATCCTTCAATGTGGTAGTGGGGGTGGGAATCGAACCCACAGTCAAGCGATTATGAGTCGCCCCGCTCAGCCGTTTGCGTTCCCCACCATAGGAGAATTACTCTCCGTCTTTGGACGAGTCATCCTTGATGCTAGAAAAAACGTTGCGTAGCCAGTTCCACACTTTCGTGCGGTCCGTGTACAGGCCTGCTGTAAAACAAACAACGCCAACAATAAAAGTTCCCACATTCAACTCCTTAAAAGATGTCCCACCATGTAGACTTCAACGCCAGTTCTTTGGTGGGATCGTATTCAAAATTATCGTCCAGCACCAGATGTGTTCTCAACTGGTTGCGGGCATATGAACGAGCTTTACGGCGATTACGGTTAAAATATTCGCGGGTGCCGCCACCGTACTTATAGTTGGCAGCATCAGTACCATGTAACGCGATGTCGCGCTCAAGATCACGCTCCCAGCTAGTATCGCGCCAGTTGAGCCACCCGAAATGCTCGTAGTTAATCTCTTTAAGCCGCTCGCGCTTGCAAGCTAACGTCGATCCCATATGACGGTGATTGACGTCTCGAAAAGTTCTGCTCATAGCAGTGCTCCAGGTTAATGTACCTAGAACAGTGCGTGTTTACGCTCCTTCATATCAATTGCCTATCACAGTCCTTTATCGCAAGCACGTTGCGATACATTGCGTTTGGAAAATGCCACCATGCTACCGTTACGGTGCAGGTGACTGGACCCCACATCGTGGTAGTTGCGAGGTCGTGCTGCACCTTCTTAGAAGACCCCTTGGAGTCAAATAACGAATCCCAATTGCCAAATGGTCCTTGGTCGGTGTGAATCACGTACAAAGGCATCGTGCTGCGCTCGTGATAATGTACGGTTTCTACCTTTTGAATTTCAACCTGCATTGTCTCGGATGTCGAAAGTACTATCAACCCAAACCCCGCGACGTACATCATCGCGACGAATACTATAAACATTGTGGCCCTAACGAATCCCACGTCCTGGCGTTCCCATCATGATCTTGAGATGCATCTTGCCACCTATCTCACGCAAATACATATACCTGCGGTACTTGGCAAAACGAGTAGCTGTCAGTTTGTCAGCAGGATCCAACTTACCCTTGTATTGGGTCAACGGGACCACGTCCTTTTTAATTGCCGATGACGCTTGTTGTGGCGTCATCATGAATTGCTCGATATCGTCGCCGTACAGCTTGATCGTTGCACCGAGGGCTGCTTTGCTCTTCTCACCGTATGCACGCTTCAATTCGTTTTTAACAATGTCAACGTATTTGCGCTTACCCCGAGCACTACCATCTGTGCCTCCCGCAACAACTTTGCGGCCGCCTTTATCCTTATACATGATCACAGCGTACACCTTACCGTTGTGTACATCCATCTTCCACATTGGGATGTTGTCGATCATGTCTTGCTTGCTGTTGAACCCACTTCCAGCGATGCCACCAATTGGTGCGTACGAGCGCTGGAGGACGTCCCACACTTGATCAGCATATTGCTGCTTGCGTGGGTCGTCTCCGATTAGGTTGACGAAGCTCTCATCGAGCAACAAGTCCTTTAGCGTTGCTCTCGGATTGGATCCAGTCGGGGATTGTCTGGGTGACGAGTCTGTAGATGTCATCAAACTGGTGGTTTCCTTGGTTGTAGCCGATCACGGTGAATTTGCCGTAGTATTTATCGAACACACCGCTGTGGTCCAATACCTCGTCCCCGTTCTCGACAACCATCATACCTTGGAAAAAGTCGTCAAGATCATCGACAAACGGCGACAAGTACTTGATAGCAAACTCATCCATCGTGTACGGCGTCCCGTCGTAGAAGTACCCATCCCCAACACGATGCCTCAGCTGTTCGGCGGGGTTAGTGACGGGGTTGAGCGCGATCCACTTGATGCCAAGGGACGTGCCAAGCTGGTTGGCGCCCCAACCACCCATCGATGTGCCGACAATCAAGTCAGGCTTCCAGCGCTGGATCTCCGACGTCAATTCTGACAGTGCCTCAACGGGATCGGTCCAATCAACCGTCAACCCGTGGACAGGTCCCAGCATGCGCAGTGCTTCCATCTTGCGTGAATGCGCACGAAACGAACTGCCAAACCCATGAACGTAAAAGATCCTCACGACTATTCTCCCTTTACTATATCTCGAGCAATGTCAAAACCAATTGATAGGCCGGCCGTAGCACCGCCTACATAAGCAAGCCTGACCAGCTCTCTTACATCCCCATTATCCCTGATTTGTCGTGCCAAGAACAACATGTCGGGTCCTTTCTTGGTCCACCAAGTACCGAAGTCTTCGTTCACTTGCGCCAAAGTATCGCTTCTTTTATCCATTTGGGTTCTCCCTGTACTCCCAATGCCAACCGGTGCGGGGCCCCGTGGTTGAGAGTACCCGACGGCGTTGAACCCACTCCATCCACACTGTCATCTCGTGGTCACCAATCGGATCTTTTATAGCGATCGGGTACCAAGCAAACCAAGAGTGCCACAAACAGCGAAGGGCACGTTTACGTGCCCTCTGCGTCTTAATACCAGTCCATCGCATTATGCAGCCTCAGCGTACTCGATCGCCTTGGACAGGGCCTTGACCTTGCGGCGCTGGTTCTGGCCGAACCATGCGCTCGACAGGCGTGACTCGTCACTACGACCCATCTCGTGGTCTGCAAGGTACGTGACGCTGTTGAACGCCTGCCACCATGAGCCTTCACCGTAGTTAGCACCAGGCTGCACTTCAATCAGCTCGAGAGCACGTTTACCAGTCTTGGTGAGATCGTCGGCAGTCTTGATTTCCTTGTTCTTGGACCCAGCGTACGTGTGAGGGAACACCTCATTGTAGTACTGGATCAGGTTGTCCATCGAGAACTGCTTGCCGGCGAGGAACTCGGCGGTGTCACGGTACTTGGCGAGCTTATCGTGAGCGATGCCAAGCGTCTCTTTGACGATATCGCCATTGAAGGCCGTGCGGTGGTTGAGCTTGACCGAGTTGGCGGCGTCCAGGTTGAGAGACATCGTCAGTGTGTTATTGCACACAACGCGGATCGGCGTGAACCGAATCTCGATGCTGCGACCGTACTGATGGGGGTTGGAGAACAGCAGGTAGCTATCAACCTGATCACCATCCAGGATATCGAATGACTCGTTAACCTTAGCGAGCACCCACACGTTCTTGCCACCGTTCAGTGACCCCGCGGTGTGCATCTCCATGTCACCTGCGGCACAGAAATCGTGAAAAAATTCGAACGCCTGCTCGTTCTGGACGGGATTCCACCCAGCACCGACTGACGTAAGAATCTTGCCATCGGTTTCACGAACCAGAGCCTTCTGGCCGGTGGGCACGGTTTGACCCTTCCACTCGATCATCGCCGGTACTTCTTCGACGCGCCAGTCGAGACCAGCCTGTTTCATCATCTGGATTGGTGCCAGGTCAGCGGGTACCTTAGTTCCAAGGTTATGCCAAGGCACTTCACCTGCGTATGCCATACTTTCTACTGCTGCTACCATAATGTAACTCCTTTTGATTTTTTTGAGAACGTCGCCTCAGCGACAGAAACTACATATTCCTCTACTGTGGTTGTAATGTCAACCGATCAAGGCCAATAATCTGGGTCTGCTGTGTACTCATTGTGAACTATCACGATCTTACGCACCTCGACTCGTTCCATCTCGAGATCTGAAATACCTGTGTCACCGGACTGTGCGTCATTCTCCCATGCTTTATACGCCCGACGCACTTGTTCGCGATAATAAACTCTCTGGTTACGTGCGCCATGTCAAAGCCTTATCGTTCCGCCCTTGAACCAGCCCGCACATACGACGCCTTCGACGGTCTGGCCCGTGGGGTTAGTTGCTGTAAACTTGGTTTTAAACACGTCGTCTTCACTGCATGAAAACGGCGCCCATCCGCCGACCTTGATGTCGGTATAACCTGCTTTACGCAGTACGTCGTAAGTTTTGCCTTCGTTCGTACAGGCAGACAGCGTAATCGCAGCCAGAGTTGCGATAAGTAACTTTTTCATGTCATATCTCCTTTTGTTAATGACAACCACACCTTACACTCTCACATCGAAGATGACAACATGGGCCGACTAGTAGACTTCACACGATGTAACACGATGACGCAAGCAGTCGAGCACCACGATTGGTTGTTACAGTACGATCCAGACCACAAGTATCTACCTGAGTTCGACCGCGACAACATACTACGCGAGTACGCTGGTCGTTGTCGGGTCATCAAAGAGCTCGGCGTTTATCAAGGAGCGTCATTGATCAAGATGTTGCTGCAACCTTCCGTCGAGCATTACATCGGTGTGGACATCTCTACTCAGCTGTACGACGACTCTCTTCGTCGGCTGGTTGATGTGTACTGCGAGCAAACTGGCAAGCGTGTTGATATTATACGTAGGTCATCCACCGACCCAAGCACCGTGTCTCCATGTGACATGCTACATATCGACTCTCTCCACAATGCTGGACATCTTCTCAATGAGCTCAATGTGCACGCGAGCTCAGTTTCCAAGTACATCGCGTTCCATGATGTCAACCAAAACAATCGTGCGCTGTTCAAAGCTGTAATGAAATTCACTACCACCGTACAGCCGGATACGTGGAAAACCGCGATCGATTATGATCGCGGCAAAGCTGGGTGCTTAGTAATTGAGCGGACCGGGTGACTATTGCTTGCCCGGCTTGCGCGCGAAGGGCATCATGTCGCCGAATGAACCACCGAGGCGGTGTAGCACTGCATCTCGCTTATAACCACGACGCCATGTAGTGTCACGATCAGCCGAACTTGGGCACTTGGTGATGCGCCCTCCACGTTGCAAGAACTGCTGTACAGTCTCTCTCATGCTGCCTCCTTCCGCTGAGCTTTGCGCTCAGCGGCTTTGTTGAGCTGACGCCAGTATTTGGCGATCCGCATCGTACCTTGCTTGTTACGCTTGGTCCACTGATCAACCTGCCAGTCAAGCAGCGTGCCGTTCTTGAGGAACGACTTGGCGCCAAGAGCACCGACACGACCGTCGGCACCAGTAAACCCGATGTTGTTGTAAACACGAGTCTCGTTGTCGCGCTTCTCGTCTTCAGTCTGGTTGTTAAAGATCACGACCAGTGCACGACCGATGAAGTGAGCAACCTCTTTCTCGCTGTGGGTCGCGATAAAGTTTTCGATGAAATCCTTGGTTACGATAGCCATGTGATATCTCCGTGTGGTTATTAACTCAACAGGGACATTATCTCAAATTACACGGAGGAGGACAACAGTGCTACTTGAACAGAAAATGAAACAAAACTGCGATACCCCACGTTTGCAGCCACGATATTTCGCGCACACCATCGATAGCCGACACCAAACAGCCGTTCCACAGTAGCATTAGCGGATAGCTGAACAGGAAACCAATCACCACTGCAACCACCAGAGTCGTAACAGCCTTAATTACAGTTTCCATCACATTCTCCTTAATTTGCACAAAAAAAACCCCGCCGTAGCGGGGTCGGTTATTCAGCCGGACAACTGAGCTGTGGCTCGATACTGCTCGCTCGGTCCTACCTCAAGGTAGTGATCGATTAAATCCTCCAGCAATACCGGTCGGCACTTGATCAATACCTGTCTCTCCATGTCGATCACTACCTCAGCCATTTGAGTCAGGCTACTGTCACACAAGGCTTCACGATATGTCATTGGCATTGACCTGCACGCATAGAGACGAAGAGCTCGTTCACGTATGTCGTCATCCCTAAACCAGTACAGAGCATTACCAATACGCTCTTTGACCATTACATTCCTCCTCGTGTTGGCGGAAGGTGAGAGATTCGAACTCTCGGACCCTCATAAGAGGGTCAACTCCTTAGCAGGGAGCCCCAATCGACCTCTCTGGCAACCTTCCAATATAGCTATAGTCGCACCTGCGCGCCATCTTTGACAACAGTGACGTCTTGTGGTGATGCTGTGATGCGCTCGAGGTCCTTTACACGTGTGCGCGCCTTATGTAGGGCAGCTTCCAAATAGTCAATGTACTTGCCCATCGTATCGATCCCCTCCGCGCACACCTCAACCGCTTCAAGGGCGCGAGGGCTCATCGTAATGTCTTCGTTACGTGCCCCAAAGAGAGATGCCTCAAGCCTGTTCGCGATTTCGTTACGGCGGTTCGTAAAGGACTGTTGCACGTCGTCCCGCTTAATGTTCGTCATAATACATCACCCATGTTTTTTGATAGTGCGTGAAATGAATCTGCGGATCTCACGACTTGCAGTCGTGTCTTGCGATTCACATATTTCAATGAAGGCTTTCTTGTCCTCTTTGTTAACTTTGATGAGGAGCTGTGAATCTTTCGCCTTTTTACTCATAATGTATTCCGAGAAGATGTATAGAGCATATATACCTTATATACACTCATAGGAGCCTATTGTGAAATACCTTCTACTAGCATTAGCACTTTTGTCAACAGCGGCCTTTGCCGCACCACACCCAACGGAGATTCGCTCAGTGTGGTTTGCCCCGTCAGTCGTACTCGTTCAGACTGACCGACGAGGCGACTGGGTCGTCGAATCTGATTGCACGTTAAAGCTGCGTCCAAATAGTGACGTCGAGCTCGATACGAATGACCAGCAGATCAACGTCGGAGCGCAATTGCGCATCAAGGTGGATGACCGTGTGCACGTTTGCAACGTAACACAGGTTGCACGCGTTGGTACCTGAGGTGGGACTCGAACCCACACCTAACGAGATTCTCGATCTCGCCCCTCTGCCAATTGGGGTACTCAGGCTTTAGTTTGGTGCCCCAGCGTGGTCCCGACCCACGTTCTCCACCTTACCAAGGTGGTGTACTACCGGTTGTACTACAGGGGCGTGTTTGGTAGCTTCACTAAGAATCGAACTTAGATCTCCCGGTTATCGGCCGAGTGCTCTTGCCATTGAGCTATGAAGCCATAATTCTACTATATCGGTATATTAGCCCAAATTCTACTATACAGATATATTACCGTCCACGATACTGCCACATATAGGCATTACATCTCATATGCACGGCGCCCTCCGTCAGTCCCGTATCGTGGTCGTGCTGCAGATGGATCGGATGTTTTCGGAACCCGTCGGGAAATAGGTCCCAGTTGATCCATTCATTAAGTATCGAAATTGGAGGATCCTGGTTGAGGTCATGGTTGCACCAATAGCACTTGCCTTGTTGTTGCTCAACATATTGTAGGCGGACGTCTCGTCTTTGTTTTGGGCTCAGCTCATCATATAATGCTGGCAGATCGTATTTCAAATTGGCACCCTCGGTAGGATTCGAACCCACATCAAACGGAGTAGAATTCCGTTGCTCTATCCAGTTAAGCTACGAGGGCTCATCGGTGTTAATAAATTGAATTGTGGGACAGTATTTATTCTTCTCTGTATATCGGGCTGCAGTCGTCGTTAATTTGGGGTGATCGGAGGGGATCGAACCCTCGGCCTTCGGTGTCACAAACCGACGCTCTAACCAATTGAGCTACGACCACCATCATACGTTATCTGGTTCTTTGGGATTATACCGCATGTACACATACGGATACCAACTGTCGTGGTGATCGGTACCGAGCTCAAGCCACACGTGACCTAGGTCGTCTTTCAAGATGTATCCGTTTTTGCACTCCGTGCGATCTTCGTGCACCACGATTTCAGCTATGGGCAACGTCGAAAACACCATCTCTGGCGTCTGCAGTACCGCCGTAACCCCATTGAGGTAGGATCGATAGCCATCAAACGGGTCTACGTCGATACGGTACACGGTATCGTTCAGTTTGATGTGGTCGTCCCACACACCATACAGATTGTAACGGTTTCCAACCAGATTATCCACGATCTGTCCTCGACATTATTTGGAGCAGAACAGGAGACTCGAACTCCTACCTTCTGGTTGGAAGCCAGAGATGCTAGCCGTTAAACACCAGTCCTGCGTTTTCTATTCCGTAGAGATTCAGCGATTTTACGCTTATGCTCCTCGGTCTTCTTTCTATATAGCCGCAAAACGGGGCCACACATAGCAATTCAGCAATTTTCGAAATGGCCCAAATCAGTACTTATTGTCTCCAATCCCGGCTGTCAGGTCAACGCAGTGCACTCATAGTCACACGGTCGTTAACAGCTTTGGCTCGTTTGTAGATCAGCGCGCGTGTTGTTTTGTCAGCAAAGTCAACTCGCACTTTCGTGTTGCCCAACACGTCTGTACGCACTCCAATACGCACACCATCCTGTGTGCGGAAGAACCATTCTGGGATTGAAATTTTCGACATTGCAAGGGCGATGAGGATTAGCCCCAAACCGATTAAGCCTGCCGTAATGGCAAGCACTGCAAACTTTTCCATGTTGCCATCTCCTATGTTGGCGGAAGGCAGAGGAGTCGAACCCCACCCGGTTTTAGCCGGGACCTGGTTTTCAAGGCCAGTCGCGCCACCATCGGCACTGCATTACCTTCCATTGTTTGGAGACGCGAGTCGGAATCGAACCGACATTCTTCCGCTTTGCAGGCGGCGGCCTAACCACTCGAGCCATCGCGTCGTTGTATGGTGGGGATCAGGTATTCCTTAGTCGCGCGCCCTCACCCCATAATTGGTGGATCAGTGATGTGTGAGCATCTCACTGTCCCGGCCAGTTCGTTTCCCGTTGGTGTCTGCAGACAACCGGTTGCTCACACGAACTACGTTTGGCACCCTCGGAGAGAATTGAACTCCCACCTAACTCGTTCGTAGCGAGTCGCTCTATCCGTTAAGCTACGAGGGCATTGAATTGGTTGACCTTTGGTTTTGCCTCTCTAGTCCTCGAGAGGGGTTTTGGGCGCTACCCAAGTGTCGCAGGGGCGGCCTGCGTTACGTAACTGGTGGGCCGGGAGGGAATCGAACCCACAACCGTTGCCTTATGAGGGCACTGCTCTACCATTAAGCTACCGGCCCGGTGGATCAGCTAAAGCATCCATTAAAATACTGAGTACCAGCTTGTTGTGGTGTTCGTACTCTCGTAGTACGTTCATTTTACTGTCCTTGGAAGGGATGTCCGGATTCGAACCGGAATCTGCGGAATCAAACTCCGCTGCTCTACCAATTGCGCTACATCCCTATAACCATTTTATAAGCAGTCCGTATTCCAAATAGCCTTCCCACACGCCGGTCCCCGGTGTTATCTTGAGCTCGACGTCGTAGTTTGGTACCGCAGGTCGGAGTCGAACCGACAACATCCAGCTTTTGAAACTGGCACCTCTGCCAATTGGGTCACTGCGGCTTATGCGTCCTACCTGTATATCACCGCAGACATTCTGCAGTTGCTCAATTGGAGCCCTCACTGCGAATCAAACGCAGTTATCAAGTTTACGAAACTCGCGCATCAATCGGCAATGCTTTGAGGGCATGTTGGTGCTCCTACTCAGAATCGAACTGAGTTCTCAGGCTTACAAGACCCGTGCATCGGCCAGCAATGCTTTAGGAGCGTTTATCTTCCGGCAAGAGAAAATATGGCGTGGCGGCGAATATGTACCAGTCGCAACTGCTCACCTTATGAGCTGTTTGGCGGGCCGCCACGGCTTCGAACCGCGATCTGCCGGTTTTGGAGACCGGAGCTTTGCCAGTTAAGCTAACGACCCATTTAATAGCGCCGCCGCGGGACTAGAGTGATCAGCTCAACGCTAGTTAACGACTTTCACAACAACAGACGCCACCGTCCGTGTGAAGTATATAACACATTCGCGCTTGTCGTCCCACGACTTGTTCGTGGGGTCGCGGCACCTAAACGTAGGCGTCTTACGGTAGTCCACGAACCAATTTGGTCACCATGACTGGATTCGAACCAGTGGCCCTACGCTTCCAAAGCGAACGCTCTGACCAGACTGAGCTACACGGTGAATGTTTGGTGGAGGTATCGGGTAACGATCCCGACCATCAGCCTTGCAAGGGCTAAGTCCGTCCCATACGGCACCCCCAAAAATAAACAGAGTGTATTTCTACGCGCTCTACCGCTGAGCTACCCCCACCGTCGATGGCGGGGAGCAGGATTCGAACCTGCGGCCTCGTCCTTAGCATGGAAGATTAGTTGCTGCAAACACTCTTAATTGTTACGGAATGGCTTTCTTTGGCTGCGTAGTAATTAGATGCTGTAGCCATTCCTAATAGTACCGCTCCACAACTGTAACTTAATCGTTACTCGTATCACTAACCGGTGTTGTAGTACGAACTGGGAGGAATCGAACCTCCGTTCCGGGACACCCCAGCGCCATTTGCCAGTCGTTGTGGAGCTCGCAGATGGGCATTAGCCCTCCACTATTCTTGGTACCCAGTGATGGAATCGAACCACCGTCCTCTGCTTGTAAGGCAGTAGCTCTCCCATTGAGCTAACCGGGCGTTAAAACTTTAGCTGTTCTTGATTCTTGAATATGGTCCTTGAAAGCTATCATGTTGTCAACCTGTAGTGTGTTGACCTATTTATGGTGGGGCTCAGATCGGCTGTTCTTAACGCGCGTCTACGTCACTTCGCCCCATTGTATGGCGGTCCGACTGCCACCATGTCAGATGACAGCTTTATATCCGGCTTCCGGTCGGTCGCGTGCCCGACTTACTCCCCTTCGTTTATCAGCAAAGGGATGCATCCCAATGCAACGGACCATAATTGGCTGGCACGTCCGGGATCGAACCGGATTCCTCCGCATTAACAGTGCGGCGCATTACCTTCAATGCTACATGCCAAGAATTTGTCCCAGTTCCATTATGGTCGTGTCGTCGTAACTGTCACACGTTCACTCGACTGGGGCGAGTATAGGCCTAGGTGCCTACCAGCATTGTAGTCCGATCTGGTGGTCGGGGCACGAGTTAGCGCCATATTGATTTGGTAGGCCGCCTGAGACTCGAACTCAGATCTGGCAGGTTAAAAGCCTGCTGCTTTACTCAATTAAGCTAACGACCCATTGTTTGGTACGCCCCCTCGGACTCGAACCGAGAAACACCGGCTTCTAAAGCCAGCCGCTTTGCCAATTTGCGTAGGGGCGCATTATCCGTTTGCTTTCTCCAGCGCTTCTTCACAGAACCGAAGTATCGAAGCATGGAGTCCCGACTTCTCGATACACTGCGCTTCCAAATAGTCAATCGAACCAGGATCGTATCGATCCATTTCGATTCGATACCTCTCCGTTTCCTGCTCTGCTTCTCTGGTATTACAAGATCCGATTGTAAACGCTATGACGCATATCGTAAAAAAGAAGCTAATACAACTGATGGAATACAACTGGTTGTCGTCCATTTTCTTCTCCTTTTAGTTTGGCGGTACCGACGGGTCTCGAACCCGTATCTCTCAGATTGACAGTCTGAGCCTTTCCCCGTTAAGCTACGGCACCTCTGTTGAATTTTGGCCGCCACGACGCACCCCACGGATCTCCGGCATCGTGGCTATGTCTTAGTTCTAGATAGCGATTCTAGTATTACCCACATCTGACGTTCAACACATTCTGCAAGCTGCTTCCGTCACCGCTTGCGTACAAGCCAAAATTGGTCTGGGTAGATGGATTTGAACCATCGACATCCTCCTTCCAAGGGAGGTAGGCTACCAGACTGCCCTATACCCAGTTTATTAGTTACGTGCCCCAGGATTCGAACCTGGACCTCCCATTTTGATTGCCTACATCTGCGTTCGCGCAGTTCGGTCTTGGTATGCTACGCATTACACCAAGCACGTAATTTGGTGTCCCTAGGGGGACTCGAACCCCACTCTGCCAGGTTGAAAGCCTGAAGGTCTAACCTGTTAACCTATAGGGACGTAATTTATAAAACGGCGGGGTCACTGGATCCAGTTCGTGGTTCCTCACCCGCCTACACTGCCAAGCGTGTTACAACGTCGGTAGCAGCTCTTTCTTGAGGAAAGGCACTACCACTTTGTTAACAACCTTGCCAAGGTCTTTCGTCTCTTCGTCATCGCGCCAGCAGCTACGAACATCACCGTCCTTCACCATGTCATCAATGACATCATCACAAACAGCCCTAATGATCCGACCAAAGTCCTTTGGAGTCAACGGGCCCATCTTACTTGTGACAGCATCGACACGGTTGGTGTTGACATACTGCTCAACCGTTGATGTCAGTGGGTGCTCAGTAACAGGAGCACGAGGCGTCTTTACCTTCTTGCTTTTCTCTGTCCACTTTTCACCTTTCGATTTGAGGATCACACGGTCGCTGCCAATGCGTTGGTACGCTTTGCCGACTGGCGTTGCAATGAATCCCTCAGCAAGGTTGGCATCGTCGTCGACACCATTGAGACGGCCAAGCACAGATACAAACTCGTTATCAAACTCAAGCACTTGTGTTAGTGACACTGTCGAGCCAACAATAGGGACAACGTCCATCAAGGTGGACCTCTGACCGTGCTTTTGTAATGTCAGCTGGTTTGCACCAGCGATGTACACATGTACTTTATTACGATCTAGGAAGTATCCGTCAACTCGAATGTCGAAGGCAACGAAATCTTTTTTGTCGCCGTAATTGACCCCCTTCTGAATACCGGGTCCGTACAGCTCCCCATACACAGCTACAGTGCTGTTGGGGAAGAAAGTAGCGAGCTCTAGCACAACGGGCGTGTACGCGTCGATGATGTCCTGACAGCTATAGAATGTGCTGTCGACCCATTGGTTACGAGATGCGACCTTGACTTCGCTGCTGTTGCACCAGAAAGAAAAGTTAGCGCCATGGATCTTCTCCGTCAAGATCCATCCGACGTTTTCTAATCCATTTTCACGATACCAGTCGACAACCTTCTCACGGTAGTGATTCTCAATCGAGCTGTATTTGATGAATTCCATTACCTTTCACCCCATTTTCCAGGTAGTAAGTATCTCTCAATTTCATCAGCAGGCACACTAGTGCCGTTAGGTTGAATCAGTACGACAGGCTTGTCCTGCTGCAGAGCATAGCGTGTAGTGTACCATGTACCACTGCGAAATGTCTCGTAATCAGTAAGTGGCATCGATAGCAGAATATCCGCCGCATCTACCAGAGCACGATCGCGTACAAGGAACGGCTGTGGCTTGTAATTGACATGACCGAGGCACTTGATCGCATAGTGATCATTAATTGGTGGGTACGAGTAAATCGTTATGTCGTAGTCTGGATTGTCTGCTGCCATTAGGTAGCATTCGCGATCAACGCCTTTGCAGCATCCTTGATGCAACTCAGTCTACTGGTGGATCGTCGACATCACCATTTGTCTTTGTGGACGAGTCATTCCGTGGCGCGTACCGGTCACTGCTACTTTCATAATACATCCATTTTCGGCATATCATCTGAGGCGCTTTTACTCTGTAGAAGCCGCCCATTTGAACAATTTCCCAGTCGTTGTTGTACTCGTAACGTACGCACTGTTTTGTCACTCCTGGCGGCGTAGTCGAGCAGGCTGTACAAAGCAGCACCGCTGCAAAAATTAGCAATCTCACTTTTGATGTTTTCGCCTCGTTTTCCGTTCGAGCCAACGACGAACACCACTCGCGTCGTATGGGCTGGGTTGTTCGTTTTGTTTAGATTCGCGCCCAGATGGCGCTTGCCTTGAATCGTACGGATTACGAAGTTTGTTCACTAAGTTCTCCTCATTCCATATTCAAGAATTTGGAGCGGGTGATGGGTCACGATCCCACGGCCTTCTGATTGGCAACCAGATGCTCTACCAACTGAGCTACACCCGCGTAAAATATTGTTCAGCAGAAACAGTGACGATATGGGGATAAGCATTCTGGAGGTTGTACAGCACATCTGCGCTGATCTTATTGAACCCCTCTGCATCCTTGTACAAACGGTATTCACTGCCGCTGTGTCCTGTTGCTGTGAAATATTGGCCTTCATCGGTCAGACTTTTAATGCCGGAGTTGATCCGCCATTCGTCCGCCGAAAGATAACCACCATTCCACCCCGCCAGCACTTTGTACAACTTGTACGGCTCGATTTCCAGCAACACCCATCTATCTGGAGTGTACAACATCACGGATGCACCAGTTTGCGCAGCCACAGGATCTCTGCGTCACGGTGGGCAATGCACGAAACCATCGCGTCTTTAAGTTTATCGATGTCTTCGCCGGAGCTTGTGATTCCACAGTTGCGAACCATATTATCGACCACTGCCGTCGCAAAGCTGAAGTGATGCTCTGTTGGAGCAGGAATTGTTCGTTCACCCATTGTTTTATCCTCCAAAAGACTCATTGTCCCTTACCAGCGTGTTGTCGTCAACCGATGTTGGTGCGCCTGGAGGGGATCGAACCCACACTGAACGGGGTTTAAAGCCGCTGCCTCTACCTGATTGGGCTACAGGCGCTTTAGCTGTTTGCTTCTGAACGGCCCATCTGTTCTTCAATTGCGTCTGCAACCAGACGGAACAAGATGTCGTGATACCCCTCCTCGTGAATCATATATGAGAGTTCCTGTCCTTCTATTCGCACCGAGGTATCGAGCTGTACCATTTCGCCATCTATCTCTACGCACAATTGATACACGCCATCTTCTGGCTTCGCCGTGGAGACCACTGTAATCGTGCGTCCAAGCGCCTGGACATCAAACCGTTCGGGAACTGCATACATTGCTCATCGCCTTTGTTGTTTGGTGCAGCTCCTCGGGATCGAACCGAGATATCTGGGACTTCAGGCCAGCGCATGAACCATCATTGCTAAAGCTGCTTTGTTGGCGGGGGATGGTGGAATTGAACCACCACATTCGGAGTCAGAGTCCGACGCACTACCGTTATGCTAATCCCCTTTCGTTTTGAGAATCTCTTTGGTTACGTCTTTGCTCATCTGCATGCTACGCCCTCGACGATTGTGCGACTCATTATCTCTTCTCGAATTCGTTGCTCGCCGTTACGAAGCGTCTCTTGCACATCTTGTATGCGAGCAACGACCGGACGGTGACCGCGACAAAAGGATGATAACCCCGTTCTCATCTCGCCGTTCAGCGGATCAAAGCGAGAGCATATTCCTGTATACTCACATTCGATCAATCGTTGCTCAGTGCGAACGGGACCGACGGGACGAGCGTCAACAACCTCATGGTTCCACGCATACTGCCGGATAGCTTTGACCCCTTCGTAAAGAGTAAACAAACTACCGATGCCTATCACTATCGCAGCGATAATCGTGAAGCGTTTATTCATCACAAACTCCTTTCAATTTGGTGGCAGAGGAGGGATTCGAACCCCCAACGTTATGCGCAGTTACAGTGCGGGCCGCTACCAGTTACGGGTGTACTCTGCCGACGCGCTATCAGCGCGTTTCGTCTCCTGTAAGACTCATCAGGGCAGTTAATCATTGAGGCGTAGGACGGCGTTAATCAGTTGGTCCGTAAACTCGGTGTCGGATACCTCGCTATCAATCATTTCAACGAACGCGACGATTTCGCTGTACGTTAGGCCGGTTGCGATCCGCGCCGCAAGTGATCCAAGTTCAAGATCAATCTCGACCATGAGCTCTTTGGTATCCACATTTGTGTTCTCAACACCCATTATCAATTCTCCTGTGTTTGCGATATCCTCGCTTAGAACGCGCCTTACGGTCAACATGCTTGGCGCATTTGTTGAACTTGTGTGCGTGTTTAGCTACTGGATTGTGTTTCATCTTCTTCCTCAATGATGAAGTCATACCCACTGCCGTCGACGACCATCAGGCGGCCGTCTTCAATCGCCAGTGTGACGTGGGTCGGCATTATCGACTCTCTGATGTCGATCACACCTCGATCTTGTCGGCCATGGCGCGGGTCACTTCGATTTGGAAAACAATGTATTTGCTCATTGGTGCCTCCTCAATTCAACATAGACATTATCTCTTAATGTCAGATTGAGGGCAACGGGGGAGAGGGTGACCGGCCCCTGCGAAAAGGAGGAGGAAAAACAGGGGCCGGTCAAAACAGGCTATGTGAAAGGCAGCCTGTTAATTTGGTTGCGGGAGTGGGATTCGAACCCACGAAACACTAAGGTATAGGGTTATGAGCCCTATCACGTTGACCGCTTGTATATCCCGCGTTAATTTGTGATAAGTCGCATCGGTTTCCGTCACAAGAGACTTGTTGCCCTCCGCGATTCCCACGCTCACAGTTCGTGGTAGCTGGGGGAAGATTTTCTTCTCTCTTCCCCGACGCTACTTTAGCTTTGCGTTTCGTCTCCGATAAGACTCATCAGGGGGACTATGTTGGGATCTTTGCGCTCAAACGCCACACAATACGATCCCCAACCGCCAATCAGTGGGCGATTACTTTGGGGGAGTATTGTTGTATGTAAATTCGTCAACATAGTGATAGTATATAGTCCGTTAGTGTCGTTTATCAACCAGGCAATCGAAAATTATTTTACTGGTTTCCAGTTAGTTGAGCCAAGGCGACTGCTGTTCAACTTATTGGCAAGATCATCGCTGTTCTTTGCGCTCTTTACAACATCAGTCACTGCCTTCGCCGCTGCTTTGGTTCCACCTCGATGATTGAAGGCGTGGTTAGAGAGCGCCAGAGATGTTTTGCTGCGGCCACCGTGGGATGTGATCTCGCCATTGTCCCAGTGATGGATGTAATGCGTGTTCGACCCGGAAGTAGAACTCACACTCGCAATCGGCTTGGGCTTGCTCGATTCAGCAGTGTAGTTTCTTTTTGGAAGAGCTCGCGCGATACCCTTCTTGCGATTCTTCTCTTTGCGTGCCCAGTACTCTTGCTCTTTGCCAGACGTGCTACGTTTTGCAAAGTTGGCCATAGTCGCATCACCAGTCGCTCGACGCAGGTAACGGTCTTTGGTACTTTGGCTGATCTCACAAATGAATGACTCGAACGATTCCATTTTTACCTTCTCATTAGGTGTGATTTTCTTTGCAAGACGAGTGGAAGCTGGTTTGCCCCATTCGTGCTTGCTCGGCTTGTACTTTTCCATTACTTTTGCATCATCAGTCGCAAAGCACGGTCAACGCCCTTGTGACGCTTGAGCATCTTAGCGCGAGACTTACCTGCAGCGGCACGATGCTTATCAGCCATCTTGTAGTGCATTTTGGCAGTAGGCTCACTTTTCAATGTGTTGCCAGGCGTCATATTGTTTGGGTGGTACTCGTTGCCACGCGCATTGTGGTAATCGGCATCTTGGTCTGACGTCTCTGCATCCTTCATGTTGTACGAAGAAGAACGAGCTGCTTTGCTAATGTACTTAGCATACGTGGATTTACGCAGCTCATCAAGATGCTCAGCGTTTTCTTTGTTGAGACGCTTATGCGCACGAGTTAGGCCACTCATTCGACGTTTCTGCGCCTGGTCGTAGGCCTTCATAAGGGGGCTGTTGTCCTTGTAGCCTCTATGACGCAGACCGTGCATATGTGTATCTCGTTCAGCGTAGTTTACGCTTTTTAAGTGATCGCTGGAACGCGCCTGGCACTATCTTGTCATTGTCGCTATCTATGTTGTTGAATACGGATCCATAACCCTCAACAATCATGTCCTCACCATCTTCTTTGATGCCGTGCTGCTTTTTGAGAGCGTCAATCCGAGCTGTGATTTTAGCACGTTTGCCATGTCCGCTTGTCTGAGCACGGCGCGCATACAGGTCTTTAATTTGCTGATGTGCTGCAGACTTGTCTGACGATTGTTGATGACCTAAAGCAGTTTTGTTTTTTGGCAGGTTGCCAATTTCGTCGGTCGTCATACTACTAAACGACCTACCCCTCATTTTACGCTTGTTGCAGTCGCTTTCTTTAACGGTTTTACCGTCGTGCATTACAGCTTTGGTAACGGTCTTGCGGCGATTGTGTAAGTATCGATCGGTCGAATCGGCATCGCCATCATTGTCGATGTCTTTGTCTGATTCATAGGGGCCCCATTGGATGTGTTTCTTGTATTTATAAATAACTGAAAACTATCATGGAGTTGTTATGGCCACTCGCCGCAAGCCATTCACCCCAATTAACACTGAGGTCATTGACTACAATGATTTGCCGCCCAGCGTACAGAGCGCGTTAGAGGGGAAACGGGGGGTCACTGTTGCCGAGCTACCTCCTAACCTACGGGCTCGTGCTAATGGAAAGAATGTTGTAGCTGTCCGTCATGGCAACAAAACGACAATCTTAGCACCTACTGGCGACGTTGGTTCTGCTGTTGCTGCGTTAAACGTGTGATAATAGATCGCTTCTGATCATCACTATAGTAGCGCCATTCCCTTAGCTGTTGCTCTGTACGGCCGCAACCTTGACAGCGTCCCTCATCGTTGACGCCACACATTCTCACACATGGCGTCAACATATCAATCATCGCGGTACTCTGCGTACCCATGTAAGCGAGCAAACTGATACAAACGGAAATCATGCACAATGTACTTGTGCAGAGTGGCATCGTATGTGGCACCTGGATATGGGCATCCACGCGCTTTAGCCCAAAATAGCCTCAACCACAATGTAAATTGACTCATCAGTCCTATTCTGCGGAGCATAATGTACCCTCAATCAGCCATGCGGCTGCGTAACGCAATGAATTTGTCGATCCACTGATCTCTTTCACTTTCAAACACCTGCAAATGACCATCGAGCGTTGCGATTACTGTCACTAGCTTGGTTATCGGAATTCCCGTCATCTCCTCGACCATTACGGCGTACGCAGACTCTTGCATAAAATAGCCGTCGATATATTCAACACGTTTTTGTTTTCGTGAAGTTTTCCAATCAATAATTGCGAGCTGCTGATCCCACTCAGCCACTAGGTCTACTGTACCAGCTACGCGAAGATGATGCGAAACCATCTGCTGCTCGATCATTCGCACGTTGTTTATATGTTCGTCCGCTGTCTGTTGTAAGCGGTGAAACATATCTTGGGCCACTAAACCGCATTGTGAAAAATCAAGCTCATCCCCTCGTATATAGTTTTCGATCAACTTGTGCGCCTTGCTACCCGTGTCGGCTGCTTGATCGGAAATATGGTCAGCGTTTTTGTCGCCTACTCGCTGACGCCATGCTAATAAACTTCGTTGTTTACCAGGATCAGTTTCGACAACTGTCGTCACAGAAGGATAAGGTTTGTGGCACCCGTCCTCTAGTACGTAGTGTCGAACGCCATCTATCTCAATGCGCTCGCTCTCGGGAATGCCCTGTATCAAGTCAAGATTGAATGTCATTATAAACCTAGTGTGTCACAAAGTAAAGAGCCAAGCAAACGGCCCAGCTCTTCGGACAGCTCCTTTGTCGTTTGCGTGTCGCCAGCAGCTCTAGCTTGAGCTAACCGTTGCTCGAGGTCGGCTATGACTATTTGCTGGTCGGGGTGTAGTTCTGAAAACCATTTATCTGCTTCGGGCGTTTGTGTGATTGTGATCACACCCGTTACGCCTTCACCTACATCACTGTCATGTTCAATCATTGTCATATTTTGCAACTTGTGATTTTGGAATGATAAGAGTGTTCTTTGACGCTCGAGCTGCTTTATTACTCCACGCTGCATTTGCAGCCATTAGTAATGCTACGGCCAGTGGATCGAAAACGAACACCAGCAATAGCGTTACCACACGGACGGCTCGTCCGAGGTCTGTCTCGTCGTCTCCAATGAGTGCAGCCACGTACCTAATTGGTCCAACCTCCACTTCAACTTCGGCCTTTTTTCGTTGGATCTGCGCTTTCTCTTGCTGCAGTACTTCAAGTTCACGTAGCGCTTGATTGACCGTTTCGTTGAGTGCATCCCTTTCATCTTGTTGCGAGGCACGAACCTGTAACGCTCCATCGGGACCTCTAATACGATCGTACGAGATGAGAACGTCCACCGCGTCGTCGAGTTGGGAGAGAGCAGTACGAGCGTCTTCGATCGATCGTTGGTGAATGGCGATACGGGTCTCGACGACCTCCATTGTGATATCATTATCTGTTCCTACAAGCGTAGTGTGCTCAATGTGTGCTTTAGACAAGAAACCGAAAATGCCGAGCGAGGTAATCACCATCAGCACGGCGACTGCAGCTGTCAGATAGCTCTTGATTGCAAGAGGTGCTGCGTGCCAATTTCGTTGTAGCCAGCTTACGGCAACCAGTTTGCCTGCTTCGAGTACACACCCCATAACAACGATAGCGATCTTCGCCCCCGCAAAGATCGCTGTTAACCCTGTGATGCTGTACCAAGCAGCTACCGCCGCTATCGCTACGCTCATTGCGTACGTGATCCAAACCAATTACCACCTCGGCTGTTCATGGAACTGTTTGACGGTGCCGTGGCGAGGAACGCCACCAGGTGTCAACTCGAAGTACTGAACCGTCGCTTGCTTGCCAATGAACTTTTGTGCATTGTCGAGGATGTATTTAGCGTAATCCTTGGAGCCCATCATACCAGCACCGAATTCGTTACCATTGGGGTGACGCAGCACCACTCGCTTGGCAAGGCCAGCCCAATTGCCTGTGCCCTCTTCAATCGAGATCACGTCGAACTCCTCGTCGAAGAAGTCCTTGCGCTTGATCAGCAGATTGGACCGCTTGTTCTCGTAACGACCGTTGACGCGAACGATGCCACCCTCGTATCCCTGACCGATGTAGGAGGAGTACAGATCGTTGACAGCCTCGAGGCTGTTGGCCGTCGTGGTATCGACCGTAACGATGTGAGGTTCTCTGGCAGCCAGCTCCGCGGTGATCAGTCTGTGAAAGCGACTTTCGAAATCAAGGTCTGGAAATTTGCTAACGATGCAGTCGTACATATGGTATTGGATACCTTCACGTGCACGGACGATGTCCTGCTGCGTGACCTTCTGCTTGCGTACGATGCTGGTGATCTCGTTGAAGTTGTCACGTAGGTCGTGATTGTACAGCTCACCATCCAAAATAGTGTCAGGGTTCTCTTCGAAAAATGGCCGCAGCGACTCAAACACGTGAGGGACAGCAACGATCTCTTTGCCTGTGCGGCTGAACAGTCCGTCCTTAGTAGCGAGGCAGCGGATACCATCAAGCTTGGGCTGAACGAACACGCCCTTGTGGTAGTCGATGCGGTCGATCATTTTCTTCCACGGCACTGCAAGCATTGGCTTGATCGTTTCATGGATAGCGCCACGCTCCACGGAGTACTTAGTACGCAGTTTCTTAGCGTACATGGCTTCCATCTCTTTAATCGCCTGCTCTTCGGGCGGCACTTCGTTGCTCTTGCCGTAGTTCTTGTAACCACACTCGGTCCACTCAGACGTCTTGAGGTTGCCGCCAACCAGACCATTGATCGTACGGTACCGATTGTCAATCACTTCACCCTGCCATTGGATCTCGCGACCCTTAGCATCGCGACTATACAAAATATCCATTTTCATCGTCATTCCTCCTCAATGATCCTATATGCTAATTGTACCAGCTTTGGGTCGGCAAGGACAAGGGCGTTTAACAACGCCCTTTTCTCTTCACGAAACACTTTCCAAAACTTGGGATCGTATTTCTTGATCGATCCGGCGTTATGGATCAAGTCAGCGACTTTGATGGTCTGAGAGTCAGCAGGACCTCGAGCGTAGTGCTCCCTGTCCATCGCTTTGCGAACGGCTCGATTGCCGTGATGCTTCTGGCTGACCTCAGATGTGTAGTAAACGAGGACTGACACATCAACGCCGAACAAGCGAGCAATCTGGAACAGATACACATCCGTGTCTTCCACAGTGTCATGTAGAAGAGAAGCGATGATCATTTCTTCAGTGTGGTCGACGGTCTTTACGATCTCCGCAACCGCGAATGGATGCGTGACGTACGGTAGACCTGTGTACTTGCGAACCTGCCCTTGGTGGGCCTCAACCGCAAATAACTCAGCTTGTTCGATCCGTGTCATCACTACATCAAGTGCTCGTATTTTTTCATTACTGCGTCCGCTTGCAAACGGCTCAGGTTATGATTGTACACCAGTTCGTTGTACACAGCCACACGATCGACAAACGGAACCCAGTGCTCTTCACCATCGCTATCGTAAAGCGACCGACGCGTTGTCGCGTTGTCGATCAGGGCGGTGATTTCTTGTACGTTGAAGATCACGATTTGAAGGTCCTGTGGAAGTAGTGAGCGTTGCCATAAGAGATGTCTAACTCTTTGGCAACGTCACTAACAGATGAGCCGTTGCGGAACATCTCATGTGCACGAGCTTTGCGCTCTGCAGTATCAGCCTTGCTGCGCTTTGCACGCTTAGGCTTTTCGATCACGTTGTTGTTGGCGGAAGTATCGCCATTGAGCTTACGCTTTGCCATCGTATCACGCTTAGCGTTGTACTCGGCGATAGGTACTGCAACCGGAACGATCGCGCCACCTTCTTTACGCCACTCAGTAGTCCACTCTTCAGCGTCTTGCGGAATGGGATGACCAGAAGAAGTGCTGTTGCGTCGTGTCATGTCGTTGCTCCTTTTTTGCCAACAGGGACATTATCCCCAATTGCGGCTTGAAGCACAACGGGTAGCTAATCAGCGAAGTTCGGTTCGTCGTCGCTTTCGATGGCTATTGCGTCGAGTTCACGACGAAACGCCTCCACGTGCTCAACGCGATTGGGCCAGTACAGATAGTCTTTCTCAGGGTTAGCTTGTAAGTTTGTTAGCAACCGATCAATACGCATGCGTATCTGTCGCAAGGCACTGTACGCCTCGCTCAGCTGTGTTGATGTTGTGACAACGGGTTCTAGTTCTGTGTCGTCAACAGCAGTAAACCCAAAATCATTAAATTCAGCCATTTGTAACCACGTACCATTGACCGGGCTGGTCAAGGCTCATTTTGAAATCCCACTGGTAATCTTCTCGTTCCGTCCATTTGTATACGTGTTTGAAACGGTTATCAACAATGTATGTGTCAGCGCCAATGTTGACACCACATACTGCGTGTCCCTCATTCAATTCTGTTTTGCATACGATAAACAACACATTTGATGGGCTGAACCCCTCTTCTAACAATATCTCACAAGCCGTCCATGCGTATCCGTCACAATCATCTGTAAACCGCTCGTTGTGCAACACAGCATCTGCATGTGATCGCCAGTGCTCTATCTGTTGGTACGTGCGTTCGTCGTGCTGATAATCGAATAGCCCCCACATCGTACGATGTAGGGCTTGCACGGCTTCTAATTGCTGTTGTTCATTCATCGTTCTACACTTTTCGGACAAAGAGGTGTGTCGGGGTTGTCTATCAACTCTCGCTTACACATTTCAACGTAAGCTTCAGATGATCCAGTAACAGGTCGTCCTTTTATTCGGCTGCCTGTATTGCTAATAGTGTGCGAGCATGCAGACATTAATATGATGATACACATTGTCCCCAATGCCGCTAAAACGATTCTATGCTTCTTTTTGTAGCGTTTGACGTTGTACAGTGCTGGCGTCCTCAATGCTTGGTTTTCCTTGTGGTGTAGGCACCGACTGTGACGGAGGCTTAGGCTTAAATATAGCGTCCCAATTGGATTCAAACGTCGAACGATCGACATTCATTGGTCTTGGATTACTACCTTTACCACTCATAGTCGGCACTCACTGGAGCTGGTTGGTTGTGGCTACTTATATCTGGATCTTGTGTCAAATCGATTTGTTCAATATTTTTGAGCTGCATTTTTGAACGGTCAATCCCCGTGACAAAACGCCGATAATGAGATGGATTACGATAGCGGTTTTTCAATTGCTTCCACATTAGCATTTGCTGTTGCTCAAGCTCCTCGGTTGAGATAAGGGCTAGCATCAGATCTGCAGTCGATGGCAGACCATATGATTCAGAAGTGGCGTCGAGATCGGGGTCAGTGTTGTTGTACCCCGCACGATTAGTTTGCGTTGCAGTGACGATTGGAAGATCTTGTTCAACAGCAAGACCTCTAAGCTCTTCAGCAATTGTTTTGACGTATGTGTAAGAGTTAACCGATCCACCAATTCCTTTCAACTTGGCGCTGGCACAGATATTGAGATAGTCCACAAATATGATGTGTGGCTTAAATTTTTTCTTGAGCTTTAACTCGTTCAATAAAGCACGAAAATGACCACTGTGTGCTTGACCCGTTGGGTATTCTTTAACCACCAGACGGCCAAACTGCTGCCCCGACACCTTTTCGACTTGTTTCATAAACATGTCTTTCGACATCGTCGAAAGCTGATCGATAGGAACATCAAACAGATTCGCATCTATTCTTTCGGCTATACGATATTCAGCCATTTCGGCTGTTATGTAAAGCACGTTATACCCATTTCTTACTGCGCCCGCAGCCATATGGCACATCACGAGACTCTTACCAACGCCAGTCGGCGCTATTATCACTGCCATTGATTTATTGGTAAGACCTCCTTGTGTTATCTCATTAAGGATGTCGAGGTCGAGCACTATGCGTGATTCTTTCGTCGTATAAAATTCATAGCGCTGCTCAGCATTATCGATGTAGTCATGTCCCACATTAACGTCGAATGACACAGCAAGAGCGTCCTGCAAAAGACCAGGAATACCGTCTTTTGACAAGGACTTGTCTTTATCATCTAAGATCGATATCGACCGCATTAGAGCATTATGAATAGCTCGCTCTTTGCACCACGTTTCTGTGACGTCGATCAGCCAGTCATCGTCAACATCTGGCTCAATAAACATTTGAGGTGCTGTCGTTACAGCGTTTGTGTAACGCTCTGGTGGGAATTTATCTCTGTATTTGTCGAGCTCCACAAGCAACTCTTGTGGAGACGGCGATTTATTGTATTGTGCAACGTATGTCACAAATACTCTGAACAGATCCTGATATGGCGGCGTAAAATACTCGAGTTCCATAAATGGAACCACTTTACGCAAAAATTGCTCTTTAGTGAAAAGGGATGAAACAATGATATGCTCGATATCGTTATTCATAGTCATTTAACGAGCTCTCCACAGCTTTTTCAATTATTGCACCCACCACGGGGTCCAACGCGTCATAATCAATCTCATCTGTTTCGTTTGATGGGGCTACTGCATTATATTTCAGACCGAGACTATACGGACTGCCATCATCAAACACCTCGGTCACCAGTATGGTGTACCCCTCAAACGGCCCATCTTTTATAGTGATTTTTGCCCCAAGCGATACCTCTTGCTCCCCTTCTCTTGGTGGATAAATTGCCTGCGTCATCTCGAATGAAGGAATGGTCACTTATTGATCCTCAACACGCCATGTTCGGCTAGAACGACTTCAAGTTGTTTGGCAATCTCTATGGTCACGATGTTGCCGACTATTCGTCGCAGCTCTTTATCGTGAATAAATGGGTGTTCTGGCGAGTCAACAATCGACCAAAACACCTCAAACGCCGGATCTTCTGTATCTAAACCCTTGACCAATACATCGTGTATAGCGATTGTTTCTTTGCCGTACGTTGAGTCGTGTATCTTTATACCAAGAGACGCTGGGCGATCGATCGACGGATCGACGTAGTTGTTAAGTTGAACAATGTCGTACTCAATGTTATTCATCGCCTGGCGCCTCCTCAAAATCAATGGGATTTGCACTATACTTGCCAATTTGATACAAATTGGCAACATATTGCTGGAATTTTGGACTCTCAAGAATCTCGGTTATCCACTGTTCGTCAATGTCTTTGGCGCGGCACTTAGCTTCACTAACTTCTCCCGTATCGAGATTAATACGGCTAAACCACCCCCTACTAGGGCAAGCAATAAACCCACCGGCACAAGCAAGGTCCACCACACCACTATAGCGATCGATACCACCATCCCAAGACACCGTAATAGGAATCTTAGATTTTTCGCGAACAAATCGCGATTTTTCGACATTAATGATGAAATCATACCCTTCTACCTCAGTGCCGTTTTTGTTTTGTCGACGTCCAACAATCCACACTGTGTCAGCGCTATACATCAATCCCGTTCCACCGCTCACAACGTCCTTGGAATAGATCTCCATTGTTTTATAGGTGTGAGCGATAGCAATTAAAGGAATGTCTTTGAGGTTGACCATTGGCGTGATCATACGAAAAAGACTCTTCATCGCTTTCGCACGTGTCATGTCTGCCACTTGTTTTCCGTCGACAGCATCTTCCACTTCTTTCATCGACGCCAAATTTCCAATCGAGTCTATCACGATTATGACATCATCACCCTGTTCAATTTGCTGTAGTTGATTGACAAGGTCGTGCTTCAGTTCTTCAACGTTCGTAATTGGTGTGTGGAGGACACGGCTAGTGTCGATGTTCCACGTCTCAAAATACGCTTGAGGCGAGCCAAACTCACTATCGTAGAACAACAAGACAGCCTGTGGTTTGGCTTTAAGGTACGCAGCAGCCATTAGAAGACTGTATGCTGTTTTAAAATGGCGACTTGGTCCAGCCACAATTGTGACGCCGGATGTCAACCCGCCGTTGACATCGCCTGATAAAGCAACGTTGAGCATTGGTACATCTGTGGGCACCATGTCACGCTTACCAAACATAGTGCTTTCGCTCATTACACTAGTGTGTTTGAGTTTTGTGTTTTTCTTTAGCCGATCCATTATCGACATATATCTCTCCTATCCTATCATGGCATGTTGATACGCGTATGCTAACGCGTTCGCAGCCTCTCTTTTGAATGGCCTTTTTTTGTACCATAACCCGTTATCGCGATCAATGTCGCGAGCTATTTGCTCAATTTGCTCCTCAGTAATTGGGTAGTCTGCTTCTATGGCGTTAATAGCGGTGGCTACCATGATTCGATATAACATGCGGTACCAGCCGCCATCGGAAATGTTCTTATATTGTTCAATTAATGATTGCGGAACGAACGGACAATCGGTGTAGTCTGTCCATGTCGCATCAATGTTGCTCGCTCTATTCTGACGATATTCTCTCACAGCTTGCTGCAAATATTCTGGCAACGCCGAATAAACCGATGTATGATCTTTCGGGGGCTGATACGGCCATTTGGCTAGTAGCTCATCAACATCAAGTACCTGCCCGTGGCGATTGTCGATAAAGAATTGGTATTCAGCTGAAGCGTAATTGCCCGGCACGTAAAACATTCGGGTAACGTCTTTAGTTTGTGGGTCTGCGACGTCTCCTAGCTCTCGGTTAGTAGCGTACCACAGTCGTTGGATTTCAGTAGGGCCGTTAGCGTCTCGGCTTAACGGAAGCACTAAGCGAAACTTCGGCTGTTCATGACTGGAGCTTGCTGTGCTGTAGCACACGTACTGATATGAATTAAATTGCTCAAAAGCGATGTGCATCGTGCTGGAAGTTATGTCCATACTATCGATGTCCAATGCCAGCCATCCAGCCCACTTTTCAACGTTGTTGATAGCTCTGGTCGTGTTAGGTTTGTATATAGCCGGCGATATAAGCTCCGCGGCTTTTTTTGAAGCGAAGCGACATCGCGATGACGCTTTTAGCGTTGACACAAACGAGCCCCAATCGTCGAATTTTACACGGCGATTTGTCCTGTTGTCGTACTGTGAAGCGAAAACGGTCAGTTCAATCATGTAAAAAAAGCATCGAGGGTGGGATGACGAGACCAACCAGCCGCTTCGATCATGTGATCGACGACGGACATAAAGGTCTTTTCGAATTGGCTATTGTAGTCAAGGTACTTGTGAAGATTCAACTCCTCAGGCAGATAGTCTGGAAAGGATATCACTGTATCGCGAATTGGATTTGGCTTTAACAGAGGTATAAACTTAATCTTTTCACCATCACCAATACGAGGAAACTGATTACCTGTCTCATCAACCTGTTCGATGAAATTGTTGTATAGCAGTGATCCTTTGATGTGTATCGGCGTTCCTTTACCGTATATCGTTTGTGAATCCTGCCACTTGCTTATATTGTTCGCAGAACGAGGCGAGGCGACCTCATGTGGCTCTAGCTGCCTAAAATCCTCACGAAACTGTTCACAGAACTCCATGGCTTCGTCGAACTTGCCTTTGACCAGCAAACGAAACACCTCTTTGAGTTTGTCGCGACACACTTGTGGTGTGCTCGATTTGACAGCCTCAATGCCCATGATCTTGAGCTTCGGTGTTTCGTATCGAACTCCTTCATCATCATGCACCAAAAGAGTGTACCTCTTTTTAGCCACCCATATTCCACCACTTGCAATCACTTCGCGCTTCATCTTCATTCGCAGAGAAAATGCACTCATCACCTCTCCAAGTTTAACGTACGCTTGGTCGAGGTGCGGTTCAAACTTGTCGTTGCATATTTGATCAATGATAGTGACAACTTCGTCTTCCGGACGATCACCGATGCCCATCATATCGACAAGAGGACCCATGTTTATATACAGCGAGTCCGTGTCAGCTGCAATCACATAGTCGACGTTGTCTGTTTTAAGGATCTTGTTCAGTAGCTCGTTGATAGCCTTCTCGGCCCAGCGAATCGTCAGTCTTCCACAAGAAGTAATTGCGTTGGCTGTTCGCATGTCAAAATAGCGGAAGTACGGACTGCCGTGAGCTCCGTAACAGCTGTTCATCAAAATCTTAAATGCCATCTGCGCGCTGTCCAACTGATCACGCTCTTTTTCCAATTTAGCTTTTGTTTCAGGATTACGAGCTCGTTGAACCTTTTTGTCTAGTTCAATCTTTGCCTTCTTAGCCTGAGATCGATCGCTGTACAGCTTATCGATCAACTCTGGAATGATCCCCTTCTGATTTGTGGTGTAGTGGATCCCGTTTGCAGCGGTGGTGCAATTAGGTACCGAACTATCAATAGCTGCTTGGCCATCCGTCTCGAGAATCTTTTCGGGCGTTAAATCGCTGTACGTATCGACGATTGTTTCAGGAGACATGTTGTACTGAATCATCGTCATTGGGTACAGGCTATTGAGGTCAAATGATGCGACCCACTTGTGTCGCCCTAACTGTGGTGTCTTAACATACGCGCCATCAAGATTCTGTTTTGCTCCTACTATCTTAGGGGGAACGACGATGCCGCGCTGATTGAGAGACCTGTATATTAAAGCATCCCAAACAGCCGTAGTTCCGAACGCGTCTGTATATTGAGCCCCTGCTTTGTAGGCGATTGTTATAGCCAACGTGATCAACTGGAGCTTACGGTCCATTTCAACGATCAGTTCCGTGTCGCGAATGTTGTAATCGAAGAAGCGATTGGGATCTTTATCATATAGAGAGTGCAGAGATCGATGCTCGTCGTATGACAACTTTTTACGGCCGAGAACGAGGGACGCAATGTGGTCGAGCTTGTACGACTCGGGAACGCCTAGTGTTAGCACTGCAAACTTGCGGTACAATTCGATGTAATCGAGAATCTGAATGCCAGCTAATACAAACGCTTGGTTGGAGCGATTGCCAATTTGTACTGCGTGTTCGCGAATAAAGCCCCATGGCGATAGACGTCTTGCTGGCGCTTCCCCCATTGTTTGTCGTATGCGGTTAACGAGGTACGGAATATCAAACAGCTTGACATTCCACCCTGTCACAACATCGGGACTTGTATCACTGCCTTCCCACCAGCTCAGAAACTTGCTGAGCAAATCGTGTTCATCATCACAGCGAACAAAAGTCAGGTTGGTTGGAGTCTCTTGTGTTGGCGTGAAGTCCTTTGTCGCCCATAAAATATACTGATCAAATTTAGAGCTATGAGCTGCGATGGAGACAACGGGATATTGAGCTTCACTTGCGTGTGGAAAACCATCGGGACTGTATACCTCAATGTCAAACGACACAACATTGACGCTTGTTATATCATATTTAAAATCACCGGGGAATGCTTGCTCAACGAACTGCGTGACGTAGTTGTCCATTCCAAACACTGCAAGGCGTGCAACGCCTTCATACTCTTTGACCATACGACTTGCGTCGCTCATTGAGTCGCATATAACAGGAGCTACGTGTACACCACCTAATGTGCGCCAATCTGTGGGATCGGACGATGGGAGGTACATCGTTGGCTTAAATGGAACGCGGCGTTGGTATCGTTCACCGCTGGGGGTGTACCCACGTACGCAAATATCGTCTTTGATACGTGTTACGTCACAATACATATGATTCTCCAACTGTAAAGATCTACTCTACACCATTATGCAACAAAAGGGAACCCGCCGAAGCGGGTTCCTGTTTATTCTTCCAGAAGCTGTGGATCGCCTCGTTGACTACTTCGATAGCCGATCTCTAAGCGCTTGGTTTGCAATGCTTCTGGCACTGAGCGATTAAGAGTAATCGTCAAGATGCCGTCCTCCAAAACAACGCTGCTAACCTCGACACCTTCCGCTAATCGGAAATTGCGGTGAAACTTACGCGTGGAAATGCCCTTATGAAGGAAATTGCTACGTTCAACGTCCACCTTACCTGTGATAGTGAGATGAACATCGCGTAGTAGGACTTCGAGATCCTGCTCTTTATATCCAGCAACGGCCATACGTAGTTCGTACATCGACTCGTCTAGCTGACGTACATCGTATGGGGGAAAAGAGTTATCGCTTCTAGGTAACGCTGCTGCATGGCTGAGCAAGTCGTCGAAACCAATAAAAGAAGATGGAAATATAGACATGGGTCTTCTCCTTAAAACTAAGCAAGAATATTATGCCCCGGAAATACTCCGCGGGCTGTTTAGCCGTTGCCGATCTTATACTTCGGCACTAGCTCCCACTGGTCTTTGTCACGATGGGGGATAATCTTTATTTGGCGCATAGGCGCACAGTCACGTACCTTGTCTTTATCCACAATGTCTACCAGTCCCCAATCGCTGAGCAACGTGGCTATTGTGTTGCGACGACGTACGTCGTTTTCCATTAATGTCGATTTCTTCCCATCCAACAAGAACAGTTCTTTAAAGCTGACGATGAAATACCTACCCTGCTTATGCAGAATATGGCACGACTGGTACAGCTTGTTTTCTGTGCGGGACGCTACACCGATTCGTGTCAACGTCTCGCGAACCTTGAGGAAATCGTCTGGATGTTCCAGAGTCACTTCGACCATCGAATTGATGGTCCAATCTACTATCGCTTGATCCATAGTGTTTAATTGTTTGAATTATACTACGGTTATTTAGTAGATTTCGTTCCTCCAAGCGAAGCACGCTCAACGATGGCGTCCACGGATTGTCGGTCAAGTACACTCAAATACTGGGCTGCTTCTCGCTTGCTGCACTTATACAGTCGAGCAATAGCGTCTATTGCGTCCTGTTTGTCCTGTTGCTTCTTGCCCCACTTACTAAACTGCCGTGAGTTGGGGACAACGCCTTTGAGAAACCTGTACTGCATGTCGACGTCAAGATCACTAAACCGATTAATTTCGTTAGCGACACGAACTGCATCGCGGCGATAAGACAAAGCACGATTGATCACAAATGGCACATAGTGTTTGCGATTGTCGTCATTGATCTCAAGAGGCCGGGAGCTGCTTGATATCGAGTTAACGAATGTAAACGGCGTGATCTTGTCCGTCATGATTTAAACTTGATCTGTGACATTATCTGAACGGCACAAGCAGCAAGATTAACTTCCCGATCAACAACAAACGCGTCTTTGTAGCCGTAGTCAGCAAGTATCAAGATCATCTGTGCAAGGTTGGGTTCATCAACGGCCTGTGGCGCGAGATGCTCGTATAGAGCTCGGAATACAGCTGCATTATCAATGTCTGTGTTGCGTGCAATCCATCCACGTACTTTGGAAAAGTCATCGGCCTTGATAAACTTGATTAGATCAGCAACTACGCCACCGTCGTCATCAAGTTTTTCTGGTACGATCAGTTGTCCAATAGATACGTGCTTTTGGATTGTGTTGAGTATACGACGCCAATCGGGTGCCTGCTTGAGGATAATGTGAGCGACGTCTTGTACGTCGTACGTCACGCCCTCTTGTTCTAGGATCCATTTGCACCGCTTAAGCATTTGAGCACACAGCGCTTGCAGATCCTTGTTGGCAATCCCGAAGTCATATGTGCTACAACGCGAATGCAGCGATTCGATGATTCGCTTTGGAAAGTTGCACGTCATTATGAAACGACAGTTGCCGCTATACTCTTCCATGAAGTTGCGAAGAGCAGGCTGGGTGCTCTGTGCGTTGAGGTAGTCAGCCTCGTCGATAATCACCACTTTCTGCGACCCATCAAGAGACACAGTGGTTGCAAATTGCGTTATCTTGCCTCGCAGGACATCGATATTGCGCTCATCGGAACCATTAATCATCATTACGCTTGCGTTAATCTGATCGCAGATTGCTCGAGCAGCACTGGTCTTACCAACCCCTGACGAACCGTAAAACAGCATGTTGGGAATATTCCCACTCTCAACCACACTGGTTAGCTGTCCTATCAGTTCGGGCGGTGCTATCAAGCTGTCGATGTTTTTAGGCCGATACTTCTCACACAGTAGATCCATTAGTGCGCACCCACCATACGATACGAACGGGCACCGTCGTGTTTTGATCTGAGACGGATGTTGTACCCTCGAGTCCGTAAGCGAAACACAACTGCCCTTGGGTTGCGAACCCCCATGCTTTTGATCATGGGGATTGGTACTTCATGCCCCTGCTGGAGCATGAACAAAACAAGCTGTTCTTGATTATCAAACGATATGATGTGCTTCATATCAACCTCCGCTACTTGCTGTCCTTGCTCTTAGCGGATGCTTGAGATGCTGCAGCTTCGCTTTCAATCTGCTCAAGCATCTGAATCAGCTGTACGCAAGAGTTGCGTAGGTCTCCGACGGAAAACAGTTCTTCCCCCGCAAAGCCACCGCGGCGTGCAAGAGTGTCGATCACCGCTTGTGATGTACGTGCTACTTTGGTGGACAGCTGCACTAGCTGTTGCTGTGTTGATTGGTCCATAATTTACTCCGTAAAGGTGGACAGTCGATGTGGTGCCATGTAATAGCGCACCGGCTCTTGGGTATTAGTGAATTTGTAGATGTGTGGTGTTATTTGAACGTCATAGCTTCCACGAATCAGTTTCATGTTTGCAACGGAGAACACCGCTGAAAAAGAACTAAAGCTGTTCCGCTCGATATCTACCTGTGTGGCCCACGCATTGCTAGTATCGATCGTTGGATCGCTAACTGTTATAACAGCACGTTGGTCCTGACTGGCGATCGTCATCACATCATGTTTCAAGGCTGAGCATGCTTTTCTGATTGCCGTCAGAGTCTCATCAGACAAGTGGATCAACACACCGTCTGTTGGCGCAACTAGTGGTTCCCTTGGAGGAAATGTCAGCATCTCTTTGTCTGTGAGGAAATATCGAACCTGACTACCTCCACCACTCATCACTATAGCTTTGTCGGTGAATCGAAATGAAGGCTCTTCGAGCAGCGACACAGCTTGCAGGAATTCCCCGAGGTCGTATATAGGCGACTCACGAGGTATCTCTTGGCTCAGTTCAGCTGCCGCTGCTATATGGTGACCTTCTGCAAGCGTTAAAACAGACGATCCAGGCCCCAATACAATATTGGGCTGGATCGATGCAAAGTTAGTTAGAATTTTAATATCCTGATCGGTTAGTTGCATGCTTTATCCTACTGGTCGTCTTGCTTTTTGATTGTTACAGGTGGCTCAGCAAGCCTGTCTTCAAACCTACCACGCCAATCTGGTGCATCATCTCTGCGACCTGTGATCGAGTTCTCGGATGGAACTATCTCTGCTGGCTCGGGATTGTAGTTGTATGGTACTGCATTAAGGGTTGCTCTGGGACCGTACGTTTGAACAGACAGCAGCACTGCAATCGCAAGTGTGCCAATAAAAAACACAGGTGCTATTTTCGTTATCAATTTGTGATAAACCAAAAACGATTCATCGTCAACGAATTTTGTGTGCTTGCAAAAACCTACAAACATCAAGTGAGCGATCGTAGCTGACGCTACCAGCGATACCCAAGGTATCAGTCCAAACGCGATGTTGCCAAAATTAAGGTCCCAGTTCATAGCTGCCTCCGTTACTTAGCGCTAGCGATTTGCTTGCCAGCGACACGTCCAAACACAGCACCCTCAGTGGTCGAGTTGATGCTGTTAGTGTCAATCGGCACGATCATTAGACCTTCGTTGGTACCGTTAGCAAGTTGTGTAAACACGCGCTCTTGTACTTCGAGACGTCGATATTCGAGTAGCTGTGGGGTAATTGAAGCGGCCGCGATCTGGTTTTGCTCAGCAATTGCCTCTGCTTTTTCACGCTCTACAAGACGTCGTTTCTGAGCTATCTCGAGGTCGCGCTCTGCTTCCACCATTTTGACCTCGGCGTCGGCGTTGGCCGTCATGATGTCGATCTCACGTTTTTTCGCGGTAACTTGTGCCTCGATAATCACTAGAGGCGGCTGGATGTCAGCAAGCTCAAAGCGCGAAAACATTAATGGAGTGCTGGTAGCTTCCATCCTATCAACAATGGCGTCGTGAATAGTCTGAGCAAGCGCTTCACGGTTGGCCATCACATCAGCAATTGTGTATTCCGCAATCTTATTGCGCACAACACCACGTAGGGTCGGTTGCCCGTATGTACGATATATCAATTCTGCGGTTATGACATTGACATCATTGTCGTCCGTTGGCACAGCAGTAATGCGATCATATAGTGAATCGATTGTACGGCTGTTATTCGACATGATCGACATCGTGCCACGAACCTCAACACTAAGATTCAGTTTGTCTTCAGGCATGAACACTTCCATTTTCTCATGGAATGGCGCGTCATTAGCCTGCAGCAAAACTAGCTTGTCACAGTACGCTATGCACGGCTCGAGGCGGAATTTGCTTGGGGCGAGAGTTTCCGGCGCAAAGCCGTTTCGGGTAAGGACTTTGCCAACGTGAGCAGGCGGCACTTCCACCTTGGCACCACACGCGGCGGTTAATGCGATTGCGGTAGCTATCGCAATTGAGCGAAACACTTGTTTCATAATGATCTCCATTTCAAAGGATTGCTGTTTTTCAGCAACCATACAGTCACGTATCTATCAAACGTAATTCAACAGAAGGGGCCGTTTACAATTAGAAAACTAAAACGGGCAGGTTTAACCTGCCCGGACTTATTGGATAATAAGGATAGTCAATCCCCAGTATGATCAGGCTGCTAGAGCCACATCATACACAGCATCATTAGCTGCGTCACTTTTTTACTTTGTTGCGTTTAAGGTAGCTTCCGCACCTATTCTCCACACAAGCTATTAAGTCCAAGTCGAAGCCAGTGCACCCCCATCAAAAAGCATACTCCCTTGGTTGATTATGACGACTTCCATCGCACCGCTTTCGCGGGAAGAGTATGCTTTTTGGTGGAGGTGGGGGGAATCGAACCCCCGTCCTTAGCACCGTTCGTTGTGCTTCATCGAATTTCGTTAATGGAACGCCCCACCAGCAAATGCAAGAATCGGGCCGCCAATCACTAGCGTACAAGATGCGTACACTATTCCATAGATTGGATCACGATCTTCGCCAATAGCCATCAGATGTAGTCCTCCGCTGTGTTTGTCGGGCAGTTTCTTTATCAATGATACTTTGCAACTGGCGACGAGTCAATCGTTTCAGTTCATGATCTCGAGCTTCACGCAGTTCTACAACAATATTGATCGCCTGTGCCGCGACTGGTTTGTCCGTCATTGGGACTCTGGTTCCAATGTCTAAAATCGAGGTGGGTAGTTGTTCAACTGCTCGTATTTATTCTTCCGACCATTTCCGGAAGATCTCATATTGTAAATTTGCAGTTACTCTGATATTTTTGCGTGCGTACTCTTCTCTTGGCGTACGAGGCACCGCTTGCATTTGCCTCGCATGTTGCTGTTTAAATAGCTGGTAGCTAGGATGGTCGTTCCATATGTACTTGAACGCAATCTTCGCTGCACGCAGCAAGGCTCTCTGTTTGTCGTAATCGTCTTTAGAATTGCGTTCTACAGACCGGTATGTTCTACCTTTAAGGAACGCTATCGCCAGATGGGTTGCACGTGATTCACGTCTTACGTCATCTGTGCGGTGTGTGTGCAATGAGGCGTAAGCGTTGTAAGCCTGCTGCTCTTGTGTCGTCCATTCCCAATAGTCGCGGTTTGGCTCTTTAGTTGCATGGACGTTGTTAAAGCGATTAAGCGCCTTGCGTTCCTCTTTGCGAATTATACGAGCCTCTTCGGCAAGACTCTTTGACTTGACTTTCAGTTTGATTAGGTTGGTTTTCATAATAGTAACTCTCTTTTGAAACAGTAAACATTGTTATGTTAGTGTGCCGTAAAAGAGTTACTGTTATGGAGGTTTGAATACCTACATGCCTTCAGTGGACATTTTTGTCTCCGACTTTAGATTGTCTCTGTAGAACTCGACTTGCTAGTAACATCGTCCACATACGAAGATACAGCAGTAGAGAACAGGGCGTTGCGAGTGGCGTACCCATCCGACGTTTTATTGATCGAGATGGTGTTCGACGATTTGATCCCGTACGAGCTGGCCATGTCGAGTGTTTGTTGTTTGGTTAAATCGGCACCGGTGAACATAAACTCCCATCCACGGCGTTCCGCATCCCTAATCATGGTTTTGATTTGGTCGCCATTAAACTCTTTGGAACTATTTTCGTGGCCGTCGGTCTCGATGTACATAAAGACGTTCTCGTTGTCACGTAGCTCGTTAATCGTCTTGCCAACGGCATCATTGAGTGCGGTCATACCTCGTGTGTTGTACACAGCTGATGTCAGTTCGGGGACAGCATCAATGGGAATGCTTTTGTACACCACCTCGTATTGATTATCGAACAGCACTAGCGTAACACGCATAAGGTCGGGGCGTGTTAGCATCCGTCCGCGCTGCATCGCGATAAACTCATTGAACGAGCTGATCACCTTTGCAGCGTCAGCATACATTGAACCTGAACGGTCCAGAACACATACTAAATCAATCATGTTTGTTTCCCTTAAAGTCATTAGTCATTGCGGTGTATATATGGTGACTGCGAACGGATTTGAACCGTTATCTCATGAATTTAGAGTTCAGCGCACTACCAGATTGTGCTACGCAGTCGTGTACTTATCATCGTGCTTTTTACCCAAACCGTAATCGCCATCGTACTGATGAGATGTTTCAGCGTCGACAAGTATAAACTGACCAATGCGTGTTCCTCGCTGAACCAGAAAGGGACCGCAAGATACATGTATTACGCCGGCCATTACTCCATGATAGCCGCTATCGTACAGGCCGGATGTTATGAAGACACCATTACGGTTCAGTGTGCTTCGAGTAACTACCCACCCAGCGAACCCAGGCGGAACTAGCACAGTACCTCTAGCGGTAAACTCATAGCTGCCTGGATATAGATCGATCCATTCGCCTTCATGGTCGGGGAAATGACGGGTAAACGACAGCTCTTCGGACCCACGATGCCCCTTGTGACTATCACTGAGGGTAAACGTCTCGTTGGAAATTTGCCACACTTTATCGAGACGTATGTCGACAGCATTTGGCTGAACATCATCCTCTTCAGTATGAGACAACTCTGCTGGATTGGTGGAAAGGGCTATATTACGCAGACTCATTACACACTCTCCAGCTGTGGATCCACTACAGTGAATAACCCACGTTGTTCGCTGTAGTGGATCAACAGCACGGTGTAATGGAGTATTTTGAAAAGATCTTTTCGATTGTACCCGTTTTTGCGACCGTAACGAAAGGCATACTTGACGATGTTAGAATGCATCGCCGCAATATCCATATCGAGTGCTTCCCAAATATCCAGTACTTGGATCTCATCACCATCTTCATTTTCTGTACGATAGTGCTGGTTGTACGTCGCGATTACATAATCACGAAGCTCGTCAATGATCTTTAACTCTCCACGTTTAACTCGTAATTCTTTTTGGTCGGTCATGGTGTGTATTCCACATGCTTTAGGTTGTTTTGTATCATCTTGCAGTTGGTCATGATACATTGTCGCTGGGTGTCGGTGATTGGGCTATTCTTACCGTAGTCAAAATCGACCTCGCGCTCGAACTTGCCTTCTTTTAAGCCAGTCGGCGTTTCATCAAACGTAATGCCATGCAATCCAGCCCACACAGGCGCCGAGGTGTCCCACGAAGCAATCTTAGCGACATAATCTTTGAGCAACAAAATTTCGTTGGGTCCATCGAGCATACCAAGACAATGAAACTGCTTGTTGCGTGACACTAGATCCCCTGCTACATCTAGCTCGTGAAGTACGCGCCACCGAGCTAGTGTACGCTGCAATGGGTTGCGAAGCACGCCATACGCGTTGGGAGCGCCGAGGATAGACAGTCCAATACGATCAATCAAGTCAGAGTACTCAAGGCCCCACCTAATTGAATTGAGGTATCCATCCTTGTCGCCAGCTACGCTCTGTGGCACAAAGAAGGTTTCAAACCCAGCTTCTTTGTACTCGAACGCAAGGCGCTTCGCAGCATCGATCGTCTTTTTAGCAGGTTCATTAGGATAGTCTGACATAACGATCATATCAGCTTTGCACCTAGTCGCCATCTCGATCAGCTTGTCAGAGGGATACATCTCGCGCCCTTGTTTAAACATCTCAAACGCGCTGTTATCCATTATCTTGAACTTTTCGCTCTGTGCGAAATACTCGGTGTATGTATCATCCTGCTCAACAAGATGGGCTAACACAAGATGCGACTTGCTAAGATTTCCGAATTTAGGCAGTAGGGCCGTTGGCATAATGTAACAGAAATCAATCTTTCTGAGGCTCATGGTTGGACCTCCGTGGCAGGGGGAATGTAGTGGATGGCGCCATCGTTTTCACCATCTTCCGACACGACGATGAAGTAACTTCTGTCAGTTCCGTATGCTGGAATTAAATGCTCGTCAAGGATGCATCTAGCAATCATTTCACATGACTCAATCATCGTGTCATTTTGGCGACCCTTAATCAAGCGACTGTCGATGAAATCCCGCAGGTCCCACTTAACCAAGAAAAACTCAAGCTCGCGATCGTCGTGGGTGACGGAAATTGTCACTGTGACATAAAACTTGTGTCGATGACGATGCTCGAGAAACTCTAGTCGAGGGTCGATTTCACTTGCTCCCTTGTAGCGGTGATACCCCTCAAAGTCGGTTCGTACAGTAATGTACGATGTAACAGTACCCATTTGCTGATTCATAATGTATTAACCTTGATTTGGTTTGTACAGCTCATATGCCTTACGAATCGCCCACCCAGCCTGTTTCTGGCTGAGTAGGCGCAGTTCCGTTATACCAGACATATCCGAATAGTACTGATCATCTTCAAGCCCCAGATAACTTTCAACCCACACTTTAGTGGGCCCGTCAGCTGGAAACACTTCGCCGAGCCAATACGACTCGATCAGTTCTGCCTGCTCTCGCGTTTTGCAAACCAAAGAGAACATAATTCGAAAGTCCCAGTCCTCATACTTCTTGTCGTACCCATCATCCTGTGTTGGGTCAAACCGTTTGGCGGCATCCATATGGTGCGTAATGCCAAATTTCAAGAACTGCTTGTTTTCTGGTATTGGGTGTTTGTTATTTGTTGCCTTGGCGATATAAAACTTGTATGGCTGATTCATTACCTATTGATATTGGCCATAACCTCTTTACGCAGCTCGCTGTTGTGAATGCCAAACTGACCAAGGCAACAAGCCGTGACAGTTGAGCTTGAAGTGTCTTTAATACCGCGTTGGGACACACAGGTGTGTTCAGCTTCGATCACTACCATCACATCTTCACTTTCAGTGATGAATGCGATTGAGTGAGCAATTTGCTGATTAAGACGCTCTTGCACTTGCGGGCGCCTGGCGAAGTATTGTGTGATGCGATTCAACTTTGACAGCCCCATCACTTTATCCTTTGGTATGTACGCAATGTGCGCTTTGCCAATAATAGGACGAAGGTGATGTTCGCAGTCGCTGTATAGCGTTATGTTCTTCTCGAGGACAAATTCATCACCGTGGCAGAACTTGTTTTCTACTGTGGTGCATTTAGGAAAAGTATCATAACGAAGACCGGCAAAAGTCTCATCGACGTACATCTTCGCAACGCGCATTGGAGTTTCTTCCAAGCTGTCGTCTGAGAGATCGAGACCAAGTACCTCCAACATTTCTCTAGTGAGTTCTGCGACCTTTGCAATTTTGGTTTCACGATCTTCCATCACCATATCGGTAACGGGGGTATGAATTCCAAGTTGCACGAGGTGCTCGTTTACTTGCCGACCGAGGTCGGGATTTGATTTAGACATGTAATCTCCTTTCGGGTTTAGCTTAACGTCCGTAGAAAGAAGCAAGGGCGGACTGTACCTTGGCTATCTAAAACCCACATTGCGTGGAACAACAGATAGAAAACTCGTTGTTTAGAACAGCTCTTCATTCCATTCGCGATGCCCTTCACGGTAGGCCATGTTGCTTTGCGTTTCCCGTACCTCAACACGAAAACACCACAGTCGCTCTGCTTCGGAAGGACCCCAGTAATCAGGGATGTAGACGCCGTTCACATATTTATACAGCATGTCTGCTAGCCCTTCACATCCAAGGCGAGGTAGAATTGTTAACCGTGCAAGATTGCGTTGCTCGAGCAATTTGAACACTTGGATCTTAGGATCGTCCTCCGCAACGAGGAGAGTGTGATCGAACTGTTCCTGTAAAACGGTTTTCAGCTCTTTAAGGCCGCCATAATCTGCTACCCAATTGCGCACATCAAGGTCATCACTGCCAAACCAGAACTTCATTGAAAAGCTATATCCGTGTATCAGATTACAGTGAGAGTCGGCACGGTGTTGTCTATAGGCACAAGGAAAGGCATCGATATATTCTTTAGTGCTCACGAATTTGTATGATACAGGTTGCATTACAACGCTCCTTGCGGTACCACCAAACCAGTTGTTACTTGTTGCCACGCTTGCGCAACCTCATCTCGTGCAATCTGGATGGTGATGATCTGGCTAGTAGAAAAAGGTGAGGAATCTGGTTCACTAACACCGATTTGTGAAACCCCTGGTGTAAAACCACCTTGACCCTCTCCTGATGCAAAGAACAGTCGCGGATCCTTTAGCTCGACCCAGTTCTCAGACCCCGTCTTAAATCGCCCAACGATTTCGCCAATCGGTGTCATCAATACTACAATTTGTCCCGTGAAGGGTTTGTAAAAATTCATATTATGTCCCTAATTCATTTCCAAAGAGATGTGCGTGTACTCTCGACGAGTAATGATAACCCCGTTTAATTGCTTCCACGGCAATGTCAGCTTCGGTCAGCCTGAGATTTTCGATAGTACCACCGACACCCATCACCCACGCGGAAAACAATACGTCATTTTGTCTAAACTTAATTAAGGTAGAATCAAGCTCATCCCACGATGCTTTAGACCCGTTAACGACAAACTTGAGCTGACCTTTATCTGACAGCTTTTGATACTCATGCACCACATCAGGCTTGATCGCCTTTTCAGTAGGCTCGCCAGCTGTGTTGTGTAGCTTAGGAGATAAAGACCAGAACCATGAACCACCACGCGACTCTATCGCTCGCACCGCATGCCGAATCTGATCAGTGGTAGGCATGGTTCCGTTAGTCTCGATTGTGACGTTAAGAGGGCACTGGCCGAGACTGATTAAAGCGTCAATGATGTCGGCGATGGCACGCTGCTGCATCATAGGCTCTCCGCCTGTGAACGCTAAGTGAATATCATTACCAGTAGGCTGATTTGTCCAACTGTTATTAGGTATCAGATCAACTAGCTGTTGAGCAATCTCGCTGGCTGTGGCTTGATGTGCTAGATGACGAAATCGTTTAGCAACACTGTAGGCGCTGTCGCACCCAACAGGGAAAACTTGCAGTTGCTCAAGAGAAGTGATATCTGACAAATCGAGTTCATTGCCGACGGGGTGATACGTTTTAGGATCTGCTGGGTCCGGTTGTCCAAACCCTCGGCACTCAAGGTTGCAACTGAATAGCCTTACCCATGCTGTCATCTTGCCCGTATGCTCCCCCTCGCCTTGAGGGGAGTAAAAGATCTCTGTGTACCTGATCGTTTTCTCTTTAGTTTGACTCATTATTCTCTAGTATAGTGTATGAAGAAAAAAGCGATGGTTTTGTAAACTGCATCGTGGCATCGAACCTGTCCTGAAGACGTGCCTTATGAGATATTACGAACACGTTCGTTGATTGACGTGTATCATAAAGAACGTCTAATAGGTTATCAACACCTGCACCGTCGAGTGAGGCGTCGAATGTTTCATCGAGGATCAGTAGGTTGGTACTTATACTATTTTTTAGTCTAGCCACCTCGCGCCACGCAAAAAGAAGCGCGACATCGATTCGCGTTTTTTCACCTTCGCTGAATGAAGGGTAAGACATTTCATCACGGTGGCGAGCACGAATAGTGTCGGTAAAAACATTATCGAGTTCAAAATCAACAAACAAATCAAGAGCTTGCAGGTATTTGTTGACCTGCTGATTGATTACGGGCAAGTACTGATCGATTACTTTCGCCTTGATTCCTGTGTCTTTAAGTAGCTCTTGTATTACGTCGTAATACTGCATTGTTGTAAACGTGTCGTTTACTTGCTCCATACACTTTACTAGCTCGCCACTTTTACGTGCAATTGTGGCGTCAATCGTTTTTAGCTCTTGGTCATGAGAACCACCTTTGTTAGTCTGCAACTTAGAGATCGATTGCTGATGGCTGTCAATCTGTAGATTATTGACATCGATCTCTTTGAGGTGCGCAGTGATCTGATCAAGCTGCGTTCTAAGATCGCCAACGTCTTGCTGTGCTTTTCGTTGTTTAGATACCAACTGTTCCAGAGCCGTTTCAATCTCAGGAATGCGGTTGCTTATTTCGCCAAGTTTGGCTTCGCGTGTCTCATGATCCATCACTTGATGGCAGGTCGGGCATGGCCCCTCACGCTCAAACACTGTGCGCTCTTTGGCCAACGTGCTACGTTGCGATTGTAGCTTGAGCACCAAGCTGCTAATTTTATCACAGTGCTTGATCCGTTCATCGAGTGCTATTAGAACACTTTCTTGCAAATCACCACCATATTGTTCGTTGATTGCTTGATTTGCTGCGCGCAGTTTAGCAATTTCATCGTTGTGGTGATCGACTTGTTGTTGAATGGCATCTTCGTTTTGTGCCACGATAGATGCAAGATTCTCGCGATGACGCTGCTCGCTTTTTATCGCGTCACGCAGTGCATTATTGTGTACAGTTTGCTCCTGATATTGTCTTTTAAGATCGCTTATATGGTGCTTGACCACTTGATTCATTGAACCAAAAATTGAAATGTCGAGCAGCTGTTCAATTACTACACGTCGTTGGGCAGTAGATAATTGGAGAAAAGGAGTAAACGTCGACGATCCAAGCACCACAACTTGATGAAACGTCTTGTGATTCATACCGAGAATTGTCGACTCGACCATTTTCTGATCGTCTGCGCTATTGCTGTCTTGGTTGACTCTTTCGCCATCACGCCAGATTTCAAATCTGGTCGGTTTCATACCACGTACAATTTTGTACTTCGAATTGTGGACAGTAAATTCGACTTCCGCTTCGCACTCGCGCTGATTGATACTGTTGATCAGCATTGGCTTATTGATGTTGCGATGAGGCTTACCGAATAAGGCAAACGACAGCGCGTCGAGCATCGTCGACTTGCCAGCGCCATTCTCACCTATGATCAAGGTGGTTGCGCGTGCGGACAGATCAACCTCTATCCACTGATTGCCAGCAGACAAAAGATTTTTGTATCGTATTTTCTCGAAGGTGATTATGACGTTATCCTCATACGACCTGCAATTGGTACGCTTCTTGTTTAAGGTCATACAGCATGCGTGTAAGGCGATTGCGATCGAGGTCGGTATCCATGCTGTTAATATACATTTGGATGATCTCGTCTGTGTCTTTGACGTCAATTTGCTGGTCAATAGAATTTGCAGCGATTGCTGTCTGATCTTCGATGATTTTTAGGTCGTGTAAATTACGCTGTTGTAGTCGATCAATCAACCGATTGAACATTTCCATATCAGTTTTACGGCGCACGGTGATCTTGACAAAGATATCATCGAAACCTGTTAGGTCGGCTTTATCATAATCATACTTGGTGTCATCGTAGCCAATACGAGCAAAGAGCGTCAGCGGATTGCGAATAGCTTCTATTTGTTGGGTCGTCGTATCCAGTACGTGAAAGAATTTGTCGTCGTGTGCATCACTCCAAAAAAATTCCATGGACGAGCCAAGATAACGAATGTTTGCTTTATGAGAACAGGTGTGGAAATGGCCTGTTAGCACCAAATCAAACTTGGAGAAAAGGTCTGCTTCCATTCCACCATGACACTCAACGCCACGCTGCATTTCAAACCCAGCGAGTTCAAGATGTGCGCCTACTATCGTGCATGAAGTCTTTTCGATGTAGTGCTTGGTGTGTTCCCAGTTACTCTCAGTGATCCATGGTATCAGTCCAATCGTCATATCGCCCAGCTGATAATCTTGAGCTGTATCAACAATTGTTACTTCACTAAGGTAGTGTCCCATTAGCTCATTAAGAGAACATAGTTCGTTGGTGTTTCGCCAATATACATCGTGATTACCAGGGATAATAGTCATGTGCATCCCATATTCACGCAGTTTCTCAAGGAAACAAAGTCGGTTAGCGTTCAGTGCCTTTAAGTTTACGCTTTTCCTATTGTCGTAGTAATCGCCGAGGTGAATAATTTCATTGATGTCGTTTTCAACGCAATAAGGAAAGAACACTTCTTCGTAGAACCGTCTTTGGTAGTCGATGAAGATGTCGGAGTTGTTGCGTATTCCAACGTGCGTGTCAGTTAGAATGGCTGCTTTCATCAGGGTCTTCTATTTCAATTTTAGAGCTGGCAACACTTGCAGTTACTGCAATGTCGCTGTCGGTTAGCATGTCATAATACTTGGTTCGATCATCTTCTGCAACAGACACTTTGCTGCGTAACTCTTCGACAAATGCACGTATCGTTTCAGACGCGTAAACATCGTCACCAGCATCGACGAGATACTGATCTAAAACGCCGTGCGTCAAATATTTGACCTTGATATTATGTTGATGCTTCTCTTTGTTGATACGTCGTAAAAACGCAAACCACACTATTTGTGTGAAATACGCAAATGCATTGGGCCGCCCTGAACGAGTTGCAGCATTGATATCGTAATTGCGAATCGCACGTAAGCAGTTTTCTACGCCATCCATTACCATATCGTCACGATAGGTATACCGAACAAAATTCGGTCGGTGTGACACCCCCTGTGATATTTTTATGAAGCACTCAGCAATGTATGTGGGAACAGTTGGTAGAGAATGTCCTCGCTTTTCAGCTGATTGGCATTGTTTAACATACTCGACGACCGCGTCAGTGAATTCACTATTGCTGACATAGTGTGGCTTTTTGCGTGCTTGTTCACGTTTCGTTAAACTTTCACTCATAATAATCTCCAGAATTGGAACACTATCTGTTGAATACAGACAAAGGTCACCTGTTATTAGGTAACTCCACAACGACAAAAAAAAATTAAAAAAAGGTGTTTTTGGCGACTATCCTTTATACATAAAGGCAGCCGCCGATGGGGGGGTTAGATACCCGCTTAGTGCTTGGTGCGATTATTAAAGTTAATCACAGTCCCACCACGAGGCGTATCGCTATCATTGGTTGTGAGTCCTTCTTCAGCCATGCTTACAGCAAGTTCTGTCAACGCCATTTCAATGTTGGCGCACGCCAAGTCGTATTGCGCTTTCATCATCTCACCAGGTACACTAGCGCCGATGATGCTGTTACTAGCTAATGCAACAGGCTGCATAAGTGTATCAGCATATGTTATCCACGGCCTCAATGCATAACCCGAGTGTATTGAAGAACCGCCATCACTCGAAATCAAGTTGTCGCCTATTGCAGTAATCACAAGTGGAGCATAAACAATGACAGCTCCTGTTGATGGGTCGTGTCCTTCAATAGACACGATAATTTCTTCCCCCGATACTAATTTGTATTGTTTGATATCTCTTTGCTGTTCTTGTTGGTCTGTTGTCATTAAAGGTTAACCTCGTAATGCGTTACTGGGAATTGTTGTTTATTGTAAATTTGGTTTCTACTAATGCCGTGCTGGATAGCGTAATTTGATTGATCATCATTACTCAAATCATCAACAATGTCGTATACAGTAGCCGACTTACCCTCAACATAGCGCAATGCACGACCTATCGATTGAAGGACTTTGATGGTGCTTTTGTATGGCGAGGCAAAAATTACAGAGTCGATTGTTTTAATGTTGATCCCCGCAGAGAATGTTCCATATGACGCTACAACTAATGCTGTAGGATCAGCTTCGATCTGTTGGCGCATGCTTTCCCTTTTGCTCGATTCAACAGTGCCATCGAAATAGTACACGTTACGGTCTGTAGTATCCTCTAGTAATTGTCGAATTGTTTTGCCATGCTGCTTGAACCTAAACAGAATAATTGTTTTGCCGCTAATATCGTTGGCGAGATTGGCAATCAATTTGTTACGTGCCTCAATCTGTGCAATAAACTCAAGCTGCAGTCTATAAGCCTTCGCTTTAGTGTGCTCTAGTTTTTGCATGCGAATCATGTTTTCACATTGACGTTTGTGCTCATCGGTGTGATGAACAAGCAGTACCTTAATCTCGCATGGCGCCAAGATACTTCGGTCTTGCAGCTCTTTAGTTGAAGACGTATGAGTGACAGGACCAAACATAGACTCAAGCACAAGCTGATGAACTTTAGTGCCATCAAGTGTTCCTGTCAGACCAAATCTATACATGGCATTGCCGCATTTGCTCATCAGGGTATGCAAACTCTTTGCTTGGAATGAATGCGCTTCATCCCCAATCACACACGTAAAGGGTGCGAACCACTCCTGTGGTCGTCTATACACACTTTGCCAAGTTGTAACCACGACATCTGCATACTCAACGGTGTGGCTGTCGTTTTCATCATGAATCTTTAGTACATGGTTGCCAATATCGTAACCATACTCAGCAAAATCATTGACAATCTGGTTTAACAGATTAATCGAAGGAACGACCACCAACACCTTACCGTGCTGTTTGTCAACGACCCACCTAGTAAGCATATAAGCGATCAACGACTTGCCAGAGCCTGTCGGCGAAATTATTAATTTTCTACGATCGCGTATTGAATCAAGGGCTGTTTTGTACTGAAAATCATGAGGTACATGAGGTAAACTGAGGGTCTTTATGAAGTCAACGAAAGCGCTAGGGTGAACTGAGTCTTTGTCAAGGGGGCATCCGTGCACAGGACTTGGTACAACTTCTAGCGTATGACCGTACGTCTTGCAAATTTCTTGGACACGTGGCCATAGACCAACACCGACACGTCCCTTCGTTACCAGGCGAATGTAGCCATCCCACACCCCCTTTTTATATTTGGGATTGTATTTGTAATTTGGGGCTAAGAACGAGAGATGGTTGTTAAGGTCGTTGTAGATTCCACCGTCTTTGCTGAACAATAGTACATCACAGTGATCGATCAGCTGTGCTTGTATGTGCGACATTAACCACCTGCTTGAAATTTCATAAATTCGAGTGTATTTCGAATAGTTTGGTGACGCCATTTTAGAGCATCACAAATCTGCTTGAGTGCGTCGATCATCGTCTTGTAGTATTCGACGCGGTCTTTAGCTTGCTGGATGTCGACGTCAGCGTTATACCAATAATTGAGGTCGCCCTTCATTATTTTGACGCCATTGAAGGGATCAATGTTCCATCCGTGTTGCCTGATAGTTTTAGGGTCTAGCTTTCCGTTGTAGTACAGATATTTCGTCTGTAGGAGCGAATCTAATCGATTCTCAGCGCGGCGCTTCAGTAATGTGGCTGTTGACAGCAGCTGACTGTATTTGGAATGCAAAATAGGCGTTTTTCTGGATTCTTCGGCGAGGTCAATCCCAATTTGACACTCTGCGTTCCACATATCGTAGATGCCGTCGATCGTCAGATGTTCAGCCATATCGATACCTCATAATGTATGTTAAAGATTAACTTATATCGAATTGAGTATAGCGGAATCCAACTGGCACGGTGATGTATTCGACGTCAGCAACAGACGATTGTAACGATATCTCTCCAAGTGAAACGGGGAAAGCGCCTTGATAGGTGAAGGTAATGTTTTTGTTGTTATGACTCGTAAGTGCCTCTACCTTAATGTCAGCTTGCAACGGCGGGCGCTGCTGGTCGCGTGGTGTTCGCTGTCCATAACGATTGGTGTTGACTTGTCGAATCATCCAGTTTAATATCTCCGTGTACCCAATGAAATCTTCGTCCAAAATCATGGAGACATTCAACTCACCAAAGGTAATGGCGTCTCCTGTATGAGGGATGCTGTTGATCCTAGACGCGCCTTGCGGCGCTGGTTCGACGATTACTTGCGGCAATGTAACCTGTTGAGCAAAGAATTGAAAGGCAGGATAATGGGTACGATCGACGATAATGCGAAACCCGGTTGGTTGGAAATAGCTAAGGTTGTCGATGCATGTTGACATACAGATATTTATCTGTTGACAATTGCTTTTGATCGAAGGAAGATACTCGAATGTTAAAAACTACACGGATTAAGAAAACCAAGCAAAGGGTTTTCCCGATCATAAGCAGTGGGGAGTATACGTACGTACTGCTCCCCTTTGACGGAATTTCGCGGCGAGGAAATCGAGGTGTCGTTCAAATCGTACGCAACGACAACCTCGTTGATGAGCAAGGCGACCCGTTATTCGCTGAGTAGAATTTAGGAATGATTACAGCAACCAATCGAAAGGTTTGTCCTCAAACAAACGCTAGGAAAAATCATTCCGTTACTAGCAAAGACTGTCTGCAGCAAATTTAAAATGGTAGCGATAGTGTACAGTCTGTTTTGGAGATTATTATGACACAAGTAAGCAAACTTGCGGCACAAATGACCAACACAACGATCACCGAGAATGGGATGGAAGCGTTCCACAGCTCGCTAAATGATTGCGTTGATCTGTTTTTTCAGATAGGCTCTTCTCGGGGAAAAGACCTGATTGGGCAGTTTATGGCTGCGTATCAGGAAAATCCAGAATACGCAATGCGTATTGTGCTGTGGGGCCGCGACATTCGTGGTGGTGCTGGCGAGCGTGAAACGGTTCGCCTTATTATCAATGGTCTTGCTGGTGCACCAAACCCCGAGCTACGAGAGGTAGCGCAGACGCTAATACAGCGTCTTCCGGAAGTTGGCCGCTGGGACGACCTTCAAGCGGCGTTCGGTACACCACTCGAGTCATTTGCAGCAGAGCTGTGGGTTACAGCAATCGAGCAAGGCAATGGTCTTGCGGCTAAGTGGGCCCCACGTAAAGTGAAGAAAGGGGCCCGGCCGCTTATTAAGGCAGCAGGTGTTCGCAACGAAAAAGCGTGGCGCAGATTGATTGTGCCGCTGTCCGACACTGTCGAGCAGCGTATGTGTGCCAATGAATGGTCGCAGATCACCTACAGCCATGTGCCGTCGGTTGCGGCAGCCCGTTACCAGGCAGCGTTCTACCGCCACGATCCTGATGGCTATGCTTCGTACCGCGCAAAGTTGTCTCGTGGGGATGCTGATGTCAAGGTCAATGCAAGTGCTGTGTTTCCATACGACATCGTTAAATCACTGCGTCTCGGTGATGCACAAGTGGCTGATGCACAGTGGAAAGCGCTGCCTGATTACATTGGCGACAGCAACGCTCGATTTATGGTTGTTTGTGACGTGTCGTGCTCGATGAATCAAACGCTGGGGTCGGGAACGGTTACAGCGATGGACGTGTCGACGTCTCTGGCAATGTACCTTGCCGAGCGTAATACTTCGATCTTTAAGGATCAGTTCATTACGTTTAGTGAGCGTCCGCAAATGCAAGTAATCAAAGGCAAAACGCTGAAACAGCGCTGGCAGAGTGTTGAATCTGCAGGCTGGGGTGCGAACACCGATTTGCAGAAAACATTTAAGGCAGTACTGACTGCAGCAAAGCGTGCTAATCTGTCGCAAGAGGACATGCCAACGCATCTGTTGGTGATCAGCGATATGCAGTTTGATCATCCCTTTGTGCAACGGCGAGGCACTAACTTTACCGCACAGGAAATGGCTCGTGAGATGTTCAGCAAAGCTGGATACGAGGTTCCTCAGCTTGTATGGTGGAATGTGTGTGATCGTGGCAATAACATTCCTGTGACGATGCATGAAAGCGGAGCAGCACTCGTCAGCGGTGCAAGTCCTGCAGTCGTTAAAGGGTTGCTAGGAGGCACGTTGACACCGCATTCTGTAATGCTTGACACAATCATGAGCGATCGTTATGCGGTTGCATGAGTAAACCGGCCTAGTGCCGGTTTTGCTATGGACGTTCGATTAATAGCATTGATACTGACAGTCATAATATGTGTGCTGTCAGCATTATTTGTGAAGCGTTTTACACCGGCGTTCTGGGATCCTTTACACACACCACGAGTGCTTTGTGTAGCGTCTATACCAACATTCGTGTGGCTACTAATGGTGCTAACCAAATGATAAAGACATTCCTGCTCATCTTTTTTCTAGGTACACCTGCAATTGCAATTCAGACCCCCTCTTTCGAAGAGTGTGAGCAATTGCAGTTGTGGGTCAACACAGACCACCCCACACTAGAAACTAGTACAGCGTGTATTACGCCTCCTAGTTCTAACGTGTATCCAGAACTAGGACCATTTGACGAACGGCAAGTTGAAAAGATCGTTGAAGAGCTTGAGATTTATGGTCTCTGGAAGTCTCGTCATCAGCCGATGTACTGATATGAGATTATATTGGAATGAGTTTGCCATGGATGAGCAAACGTTGACGCCCTTGCTGCGAATCACAGTGGATATTCCTCTGGAAGAGGCGCAGGATAAAGATCCCGTAACTAGAGACCAACGTATCTATAAGCTCGGGGAAGAACTACTAGAGTGCGTGGAGCAAGCAATTCATGAATAGTGTGATTAAGGCCGTCGAGTATAAGGCCCCCAATTATCCAAGGACTCACAAGCTGAATAAGACGGTTAACCCTTCGTAATAAAAAAGGGGCCGAAGCCCCTTGAAATAGTTCCTTATAAGGAATCTAGTTCTTATTGCAGAATTCCATCTACTCTGAAAATTCTGTAGTACTGGTTAGTCTTAGCTGCAGCTAGGCCGTTAGCAGGAGTCGCACCTACGAATGGGTTTGAAGCCATTCCGTATCGGGTCTTGAAGCCGATCTTTGGCTGGAAGTTACCTTCCCCAACAGCACGCATCATCATCAGCGGTACGTATGGGCAGTAGAAGACGCCAGCATCAAAAGGATTGTTACCACGGAAACCAACCGTTACGTAGTCAGCAACTGCGTAAGGATCGATGTACACGCGAGTACGTCCGTTGAGAACTCCAGCAAAGGTGTTACCAGTATCGTCAACTTGCAAGTTTGCGGAGATAGCAGGAGCATAGTCCAGCATACCTGTTGCAACAAGAGCGGTTGCGACATCCGAAGAACACACAACAACGTTACCCTTACCGCGACGAGTTTCTTTCGCGATTACGTTAGCTTCGCGGTCGAGCTGTACAAGCATACCCTTGAACTTCTCTGCAGACCAACGACCATCAGCGTCCGTTGAAAGGTTGAAAATACCTTTCGTAGTTACGTTCGCCTGGAGACATCCAGTCTTTGCCTGAGAGTTGATGGTGCGGATTACTTCGCGATTGATTTCAGCAAGCACTTCCGTGGAAAGGACGTTTGCAAGCTCGGTTTCGGCGTCAAGACCGTGGATCGCTTTCAGATCCTGTGCCATCTCAATGGTGTACTCTGCTTTCAACGCACGTGACTTCGCAGTCACAGTTGATTTTTCGATGGTGAATCCCATCTCAGCAAAAGCTTCACCTACGCCGTCACCCAAGGCTTCCGCCTCTTGAGTCGTGTAGGCATCACCAGTGTAAGGACCAGTACGGTCGTTATCGAGGCTGCTGTCACCGTTAGAGTCAGTAAGACCAGCGAGGCCAGAAGGACCGTCGCTACCGTTGCCTTGTGTTGAAGAATCGCCTGAGTAGCCAACGAGAGCTTCTTGGAACAGAGCTTCGTCACCAGCAGTAGCGCCAGCTTTGGTTGACTGGTAGCGAGACTTCATAGCGAAGATCAGGCCAGTAGGACCAGTCATTGGCTGAACGCCACAAACGTCGTAAGCGATCAGGTTAGGCATTGCACGGCGTACGAGAGAGATCAGAACGGGATCCCAGTTGCCAACATTGCCAGTGTTGTTAGCAGGAGCTGCCTCCATCAAGGATTGGATTTGCTCACGCTCTGAAGTAAGAGCATCTTGCGTGTTCTCCAGAACAGCAGCGGTTACGTTACGACGGTGACGGTCGGTAATAGAGCCGACAGACTCCTCGTCGAGAACAGGCGCCCACTTCTTAGTAAGAGCGCTGTAGTTTACTAGATTTTGCATTTGTTATTTTTCTCCGTGGAAAAATGGGATTAGGATTTTGCTCGACGAATGGTTTCGACGTAGCTTGCCATGACATCATCGATGTCTTCCGCCTCGTCTTCTTCTGTGAGCACGCCTTCCGTTAGCTGTGTATCAGCTTCAGACTGCTTGCCAGAGAAGTACGACTCACGGATGTTTTGCACTTTTTCAGCAAATGCATCGACGTCCTCGTACTCAACGTTCTCAGTGAGACTCATCAGCCTTTCAGCCTGCGTGTCGGTTAGGCCTTCGCTGAGTTCACGTACAACGAGCTCTCGGCTTAGATGCTCAGCAACGTTAGCAAGCTCAATGTTTTCGTCGGTCTGCTCGTTGCATCGATATAGTGTTGCTCGAAGATGTCCTTGAGGTTCGCCATGAACCCTTCGGCAATTTCGTTACGCAAGCCAGTATCGATAGCAACGCGATTTTCTTCCAACCACTTCTCTACCGCATTAGTCAAGTAGCGATCGATGCCTTCAACCATCTCTGTGCGGATTGATTCTACTTGCCCATCGAGATCGGCTTGATACTGCTCCTCGAGGCTTTCGAGTGCGGTGGAAACTTTCTGATTGACTGCAGTTTCAAAGATGGTTCCAGCCTGTACTTTGAATGATTCGTCAAGTGAATCATCTTCGTCGATCAGGTCGTAAAGATCAGCACGGTAGTCGTACTCAACTTTTGCACCTTCTGCAACAGGCAGTTCGCCGTTAATTACAGCGTTGTAAAGAACGTCGAAATTTTCTTTCGTCATCTCTTTCATCGCCTGATTTACGGCATTCATCTTTCCAGCTTTAGTCATTGGCTCACTGTTTCTCTTGTCGCCTTTACGTGCAGGTGCACGCTTGACGTTGTCGTCAGTTTTAGCAACAGAAGCAACTGATTGTTGCTCAGCGGCTGCGGGGTCATGCTTCATTTCGTCCACGATTTCTTTCCCGTCATCGTGGCGATTTTTGTTATCGCTCATCTTACACTCCTATGTGTGAGAGACGTTATAAGGACGAGAGGAAATTGCGAAACGCTGCGGCGGCGACATAGTCGCGTTTGCCGCGTGGTGCCCTGCTAATTTCTGTCTCTAGCTGCTCAAGTGCTTGAGGCTCAAAAACTCCTTCGTTGTTCAATACCCAATCAACCCCTTCAAGAATACCATTCACAAAAGCTCCTGGTGCTGATGGATCTTGGACGATGTCCACTGTGTTCAACATGAAGTCGTTGCCGACGAAGTTTACTCCGCCGCGCTGCTCAAGGCTTCCCATACCACGTGTAGATACGCCTAATTTGACACCACCTTCGAGCAAACCTTTTACGATGTGACCCATAGGTGTTTCAAGAATAGACGCTTTTCCAACCACATCGTTACCTTCAAAGCGAAGGTCAGTGATGAGGTGAGAAACTCTGTCGAGATTAACTGTCGGCGTTTTTGGATGATTTAACTCACCAACAGCTCGTCCCGTATCAACCTGTTCGGTTTTGTATTTGTTAACAGCCTGCTCCATCACTCTTTTTGGATAGATGCGACCGTTGCGGTTTTTAGCTTCTGCTTGTGCAAATACACCTTCGATAGCATATTTTTTGCCGCTTTCAGTAGCTTCACAGACTACTTCAAAGTCGGTCGTGTATTCAGTGATTAACTTCATCGTCATTTTCTACTCGAATACTGCTTTGCAAAAGCGACTGCCATTTGTCTTGCTTGGTCCTCGGTGTTGTACGTGTCAAGTACCTCGCCGTCTATCGAGGCCTGGTACTTGTTTCCTACTCTTGTAATAACCACATCTACACCATGTGTACGGTATGTAGTGTGTTTAGCTACTTCGAGCATCATCCGGATGTCCGCAAGAGTTTTCATGGGTTTTATTTATACAAGCTCTGAATTCGCGGGGGCACCAGTTAGTTTTCACTCTCGGACTCTTCCGCATCATATGCGGCTTTATTATTCCAAACAGTGTCGGCTACATTCACTCGTTGAGCATCAAGAGCGTCGAGTACTTTGTCGCCAATTGCGGCGCTAAAATGCTTTTCGGCTTGGACATAATCTTTTTGCAGTGCAGCATCGATCAGGCCTTCGATTTCGTTGGTGAGGTCTTGCTGCACATCGTTTTCATCGTTCATAATTCACTCCTAAGAAAGTGCTAAGTATTTTCTTGTTGTCAGTGCTTTCAAAATGGCTAAGTAGCCATCTTCTAGCTGTTGTGCTTGTTCGTCTGTTAATGCCGCGCGGGTTTCGATCGCCTGAACAAGCTGTGAAACCTGCGCAGGAAATACTGGCGTGTTAACGTTCTTGTAATACGCTGATTCAAAATCATCTGAGAACAAAGCGCCGGTCACACGAACCGTTTCGACGTCAATAATCAGTTTCCATCGATTGACCAAAAAGTAGATATCACCAGCTCGCAATGAACCTACAGTAGGGTCACCACCAATCGTACGTATAGCTTGAGGCCATCTAGCATTATCCGGTGAAACCCCCACCCACTCTTTCCAATCTGAATATACGTCGGTCTTGATGTCAAGGTTATTGACGCCAGGGTTTACAATAATTAGCCTATTGGGACCATCGAATGTAACTTTATGATATAGCTCCCAGTCGGCCCAGAAGCCTCCCCACATCGTTGCAAGCATCATTCCACCTGGAAAAAGGATCCGCCCACAGTTACTACAGCATCTCCACTATCTGTCAAACGTCGTCCGGTTATAGACCATACGTCGCTTTGTGTGATGTCGTTATTACGAAATAGCCCATCCGTCGAATTGTCGCCGCCAGTTAGTGTTAAATTGATGTCGCCTGTTTGATTAGCAGCAAGCATTAATTTGCCGTAAGGAAGCCCTCCAGCAACTCCGGTTGCGGCGGTATCTATTTCTAGACCAAGAGCGCTATCTTCGTACGTAGCTCCGGAGGGTGTCGTCGTTGCCCACAATGTCAAGACAACTGGCTGATTGTGGGTGTACGCCGAAACATACTGGAGTAGATAACGATATCTGTTATCATCGCCTTGGTAAGTTTGTTTGGGGCGAAATGTGATGATAGGCACATCAGAATCTGTGGAAAGAGTTTTCGTAGCTTCGAAGGCAAGCGGTGTACGCAAAAGGTCTGTGTACCCCTCAGCCACTGTCGCAGAACAAAACGTATACAAATCCGTATCGCCCGTCTGGCCAATACCGGTGTTTTCACATTCAAACCGATGTGGCAAATACGTGTTTTCCATATATGGAGAGGTCAACTCGCCGTAATTGCTAACACGGTGTAATACAGTAGGTGTGCCACCAACGTAATGACCAAAGGTAACTGCGCCAGCGGAAAGATATTGGTAAGTGATGAAGAAAATGTTCATTGTGCCGGGATTTAACCGAGCACTTGAACGATTAAAGTCGCCGGCGGCTCCATCTACACGATCGTTGTTCCACGCGGATTGGGGCACTTTTGTATCAACGCCGCCTTTGCGGATGACGACATTAATAACTCCATCTTCGAGCTCTAAAAACAAGCCATCATTCTCGTCGAACAAACCAGCGCGGCGAATGTTGTTAGGCTGCGACGTAGCGTTGCCTGAAACAACAAAGAACATCGTTATTGACGCGCCGGGTTTATAGCTGAATCGTCGGTGCGAAGATAACGTCGCCTTTTGGCCTGTTCCTGATGGGCATCGCAAAGTGTATGATTGGTTAGCGCTATTGAAGAAGACCGAAGCAGAGCCGGTAGTTTGTGCATCAATTTTAGTTGCTACAGCTTTGGGACCTTCATAGAACTTAAATGCGGATAATAGATCATCCTGCGTTGTCAAAAGTCTGTTAAAGGCGTTAAATTGCGGGACCCCTGAACTAAATTCTACAAGAGCAGACCCATCGGCCGCGATTGTCTGTAGACGAGTGGGGTCAGAACGGTCACCAACATGCACCACTTGCGTATAAAGATCGCCAGCGCTATCAGCGTATACTTTTGTTGTGACACGTTTACCTGCACCATCAGCTGGTACACGTACAAAATCAGACATTGCTTGTTTTCCAAAAACAGTTATTGGCAGTATTTATCATACGTCACGGATTATCGAAGTTACGGTCGCCACTTTGCGATAACGGAAAGGTTCGGTTATCAGCAGTAATCGTCTGCTGTGTGGTTTGGATAGGAATTGAACCGGTGCGGAATACAAGGAAATCAATCTCGGTGCCAGACGATACACTGAATTGATACGACGCATTGACCTTTTCCACAGTGACCGTTTTGCTATTAGAGCCTGTCAGTGCCGTTCCAAACACTGACACAAACCCTGAGGACAGTGTCGTTGTTGCTATACTAGTTGATGTGGGTGTACCTGATACTTCAAACTGATCAAAAAGCTGTAGAGACGAATTGTCATCATTATCGCGAATAGTTACACGGATGATATCACCAGCTGTTAAAGCTGTGGCAGCGATGTCACCATCGTTAAGGACACCAGAGAAAGCTAGGTTAGTGGTATCGATGGATACGTTGGAGCCACCAGTGTTGTAGGAGATGTAGTCGGTACCATTACCGATAAAAGTGTCGGCGCTCACATTTTCTGTAGAGATATCTAATGTATCATTGAGCGAGTTACCTGAGTAAGGCGATCCTGCAGTAGGCAGGACTTTGATTTCGCTGTTACCCAACAGCCCAGTAATGGATACAGTCACCGCTGCTTGCACGACGACAGTGCCAGTGTCCGTATTCTGTATCGATGGCGTCGTCGATCCATTAACCACATTGATCGTTAACGTGTTGCCGGTAGTTACGCCAACCTCAATAGCAGCACTGTCACCACCAGTCACGCCGTTAAAAGTTCCAGTAGCTCCTGCTGTGTACCCCTCCAAGGTCACATTATCTAGAGAGATAGTCTTAGTTTGGTTGACGGGACCAAGGCGTATAGCGTGATTGGCCCCAAGGCCTTGATCGCGGGCCGTGAATGTGCAACCACTTATTAGACTTAAATCATTTCCAGAATCGCTGACATGCAACGCATATGCAGAGTCGTTTGTGTCTTCAAAAACACAATCCGTGAATGTGGCCCCTCCTTGACGTACTACATTACATCGACGAAATGACGTCGATGATACGTTGACAACGTTGGATATGCGGTTATAATTGAAGTACCCCATATCGTTGAAATTACAACCGTTCATTGATACGGCAGCACCATCGACCATTTGCAGGTTACCGCGTGCACGGGCGCTTAGTGATGATATGGAAATGCCAGTCCACTCAACATTTGAACCAGCGTTGCTGATCTCGATTCGGTTGAAATCGCTGTCAACGTACTCTGTATTGTCGATATTGATCGTGACGTTTTGATCTCTAAAATCAACAGCGGTTGTCGAAGAACCTAACGACAGCAGCCCTTTCCACAGATACGAGCCACCCTGATCCTGGAACAAGCCATAACGACCATTGACAGAGTCATTGAATAGAGCAGCACTGTCAAAGTTCGCATAGCCAAGTGTGCCATCCCCATCCGTAATTAGCAACTGTCCTCGACCATATCGAATGATATCGATCGTGTACGAGTTACCTTTTTGAGGTGTGTCTATAGGGCAGTTGACGCCAATACCTACTTGCTGGTAGGTGGTATTGGGGGTGCCTTGCTGTTGTTGTGCGTCGTTTGTAAATCGAGGATCAACACAGTAGTTTTTCCAACCACCGTACTGGTAAGTGTCGGCGCCATCGACATACCATCCGTAGTAGTTAGCGGTTGTGTTGCCAATCAGTACTCGGATGCCTCCATTTGCTTTGTTGGCAAGGGAGTTTGGGGCGAACCACTTAAACCATACAAAAAACGCTTCATTAGTGCCTAGTGTGCGCGCGGCAGGTCCTGTCACAAGCGCTCCAAGCGCAGTCTTACGCATGGATTCTGACACGCACTGCGTTCCATAAATTGCAAGGTCAGTATCATCGACGCCAGATCCATCGAGATCTGTCATGCCCGTTGGTTCGCTAAAGTTAGCTGCGCTTGTAGCGTCGTCGTGTATGGCTAGGTCTGTTGAGTACGATGGTGCTGCCATTGATTGGCCAATCTCATTGTTATTTGCACAACTTTGTCAGGGGTGTGAGCAGCTGCTGTGTGCACCTCCATCAAACCCTTGTCATACGAGCTGACAACGACGGAGATCCCCTTGTTGTTTAATTGTTTGATGTATTGACGTATTAGTGGTGTGTCCCACGTTTCAAGGCTTTCTGCTTTAATTAGTGCTAGGAATATTTTTGTGGTAACTTTTTCGAAAATGACTCCAGTTTTGTCAGGACGAAGCTCTAATGGGCTATCCTGTTCCAAAAGATACACACAATCAAAGCCTCGACAACCTTGTGGTCGATTGTCATATATGCTACAGCCGATATCACAAGAGTGCGGACACTTGATGCCAGCTGGCTTGACGAGAATGATGTCCTTGACTTCTAGCGCATCACAACATGCGGTGCAGCCACCACATTCCACAACTCATTCCTCGAGCAGTTGCGTTTCTGTGGATTGCTGCTCAAGAGCATCTTTAAGTGCTATCACATCTTCAAAGACGAATTGCCAGTCGATGGTGGTGTCGGTTTCATTAAGACTGCGACGCAGACGACCTTGCTGGGCATAGAACAGCAGCTCATCAGGTGTGCATCCAACTATCGCTGCTGCTTGTTCAACAGTAAGGTATGTGCTCATAGTATACTCCTAAAATAGGGGGCTGCTATGCAGCCCCATCAAATCCAGCCATTACGCTGGGTTGTCGTAGTTACGCTCAATAGCCGAGATAATTGAGTACGTCTGTGCTTGATCAGTAATTGTCTGACCTGCCAGTTCCACAAACGATCCATTATCCAAGCCAATAGCACGGATCAAGATGTTAACCGTGTCTGCGTTAACACCACTTGGTCGACCCCCTTGACTGTTGTTAGTATAGTCATAGGAGAATGCCACAGATGAAATACCGCCAGTCAACGTGCCGGTGATTCCGCCTGTATTTGGTGTTGTTGTACCTGCACTGTCTACCAACAAGGCTCCAGGTGAATTGATTGGGTGCTCTCGAATGGTGCCGGCAAACGGACCTTCGTTTGCTGCGGGAAGATCGTCGTAAGTCACAGCAGAGAACGAGCTGGAGTCACGGTATACTGATACTTGCCACACTTGGTTGTTGTTTGGATCGGAAGCACCTGTTACACGGAAATAATCATCAGCTGCAAGTAGGGGCAGTTCTGTTGCTGATGAAGAAAATTCAGCACTGTCAACAGCTGGATCGCCAGCTGAAGGACCAACACCTGAAATTGTCAAATCAGAAACGCTTGTAGATTTGGTGTACTCAAAGAAAACAAAGTACGAAGCATTGGCGCTGTCAAGTACGATTTCATCAGAAAATGAAAGAGTACCAGAAGACAGAATTGGGAACGGACGAAGAGTTTCTGTGTTGTCCCGAAGCCCAATGTTGTTGATGTCGGTGTTTGAGAAGTTGATAATTGCTGTGCCGGTGCCACCACCATCAAGGTTTGTAGCGTTCAAGGTTTCAAGGGTAGGACCAACGAACTGTAGCAAGCGGTCCTGCAGTTTACCAACTTTGGTAGATCCAGCGCTGTCTTCGATATTAACTTCTTGACGTAGTTTGTATTGTACCCAAGAATATAGCTCTTGCAGCGATAGAGAGCCACCCGTTCCATCTTCTGCAGAGATCTTGATACCAAAGCCGTGTGGACCATCCACAAGATCCTGCGTATAGCCGAACGTATTAGAAAGCTCGGAGTCGCTGAGGTACTGTATTGTGGGGCCGTTTACATCGCTACTGTCGTATTTTTCACCAGCGCCTTCATTAGCTACAATCGTGGCATCTGACACAGTTACGTTCAGATCAACAGCTTCCTGTAGAGGGAAACGCTGGGTGTTATACGGTAGTGTTGCACCAGCTGGAATACCAATCTGAACCGTAGATTGCTGATCATACGTTTTTCCAGGTTGACGGATGAACATCGTTAGAATGTTGGTACGGTAGTCGTAAGAGGAACTGTCGTACGTTTGTACAGGCTGGTTGACTGGTCCTGGGAAATCAAAGTTGAAAGGACCAGCAACTGGTGCACCACTTGTATCGAAGAACGCGTAGTACGCAAAATCCTGATCGCCGCCTCCCGTTTGAGATTGGTCGCCGTCGATTGAACCGAGCGAAATTGTACCAATGTACTCTCGGTTCAGAGTGGTGTTGTTAGTGGCAAATTCTCTCCAGCCAGCATTGCGAATCAAGTTGCGTGAGCTGTCGTTGGCAGGCTGCCAACCAGATCGAAATTCAAATTGCTCTGGGGTAATTGCGACAAGGGGGAACGGATACGCGATTAGGTTCTTGCCTTTGGTATCATCTTTCCATTCTTCTTTGAGAAAGGAGTAAAGAGCCTGACCTGTTACGCCCGTTTCATCTAAGTTATTGGAACCGTTGTTAAGGCGAATCGTGCGTAACGCCGGGTCAATGAATACTTCATTGCTCCCAGTGTTTACAGCGGAATCATTCAACAGATCCGGATCTGTGATGGTTGGCATTTTTTATTATCTCCGTTGCCGACTAGCTTTGTAGTTATGGTGTATTTATGAATAATTGAACGACAGTCGGTCATCCCAGATGAAAGTGAACTCAGCAGAACCATCAGCCCATAAAATGGTAATGTCTTCGGTAACAGGATCTTCTGTCACCCGTTTGATGCGCCATACTGCAGCACTAGGATCACTGCCGGGGACTGCTTCGCCGATATATGTGTCATTGCCATCGGCGTCGATTAGACGTGTGTACTGCACCTGTGTGGCTCCAAGACCAAGAGAAAGTATAATTTCCTCAATGTCACTAACTACAAATTTACCCTTATTTACGTCATATATCAGGATTGCTTTGTCAGTAACTTCGCTTAGTTGCTTGCGAACAACGTCGCTGTTATCGAGTAGTTTAAACGAACCACCGCCAGCCGTGGACGTTGCTAGAGCTCTATTAGCCTTTGATTCCCACGCCGTGATCTGTCCCTGAGCTTTGGACATGAACTCAGTGATATCAGGTGTTTCGCCGGGCGGTCCTTGATCTCCTTTGTCGCCTTTAGGGCCTTGTGGTCCTCGGTCACCTTTGTCGCCCTTAGGGCCATGTGGTCCTCGGTCACCTTTGTCGCCTTTAGGGCCTTGGTCGCCACTAGTTCCTTTTAGACCACGGTCACCTTGCTCGCCTTTAGGGCCTTTAGGGCCTTGTGGTCCTTGATCCCCTTTGTCGCCTTTAGGGCCTTTAGGGCCTTGAGGGCCTTGCTCGCCTTTAGGGCCTTTAGGGCCTTGCTCGCCTTTAGGGCCTTGCTCGCCGCTGTCTCCTTTACTGCCAGGCAACCCCTGTAACCCTTGGGGTCCTTGGTCGCCCTTTTCGCCACGACGACCACGTGCACCTCGTTCACCCTGCAGTCCTTGTTCACCACGGGGGCCTCGTTCGCCTCTTTCCCCTTTAGGGCCAGGCGTCAAAGTTACTTCTTCAAGGCGACTATCAAACTTTGTTGACAGCTTGGCGATTTGCTCTTTAATCAGAACAATGGCAAATGCTAGACCCTTAGGATCAAGTTTGTTGGACATTTGTTCACTTCAATTTTGTTACATAATCTTGAAGAGTTTCGTATAACTCAAGTTCAGCTTGTTCGAGGGGGTTGGTTTCCTCTTGTTGATTTGCCTGTTCAGGTGGCTCGGGTTCTGGCGGTTCAGATACACCACCTGTGTGAGGTTCTTGTCCCTGAACGACCATTTCTTTCTGGTCATCTTCAATCTGAGCAACAAGTTCTTCTATTTGGTCTTCGTCAAATAACATGACGTTTTTCCACACCCACTCTCTTGACACGTACTGGCCAACATACGGGGCAACTGCATCTAATGTTTGCAGCTTCTCTCTTAGGATTTCTGCATCTTTGAGTTCAGAAAAGTGGTTATCTTTTTGATAATCAACAAAAAGATTGGTTTCAATCGCTTCCCATTCTTCTTCTGTCATAACCTGCTTTAACAGCAGTTGGCGTTTTAGAATATCAAGGAACAAATAGGAAAAGCGTAGACGCAGGCGATCGATAAACTTTTGAAATTTCACTTCGTCGCGCGTAATTTCACTCGAACGACCCAATGAAAATTGAGCTTCTTGTTCCAACCGGTTTAATGGAACGTTGAGAGCCTTATAAAGCCGCTTTTGGAAGTATATGATGTCGTCGATTTGACCGAGGTTGTCCCCACCTGGCAATGTTGATATTTCGGTGCCTTTTCCACCTTCACGACGCGGCAGCCAGAAGTCTTCCAACATTGTCATATGTTTGCGGTCATCGCGTATCAAGCCGGTTTGTGAATCATACACCAACTTGTTGCGATATTTTGACATAATACCTTGCATGTACTGCTCAGCGCGTGCTTTGCCAAGGGTTCCAACATCAATATAAAAGATGCGGCGTTCGGGCGCACGAGCGAGACGATAGATGACCAATGAGTCTTCCATCATGCTAAGCTGGTTGACTGGTTTTATCGCTTTATGAAGGTATGAAACCACATTGCGGCGATTTTCATCAAGCTGTCCAGAGGTAACGTAGCTAACACTATCAGGAGCTAGCTTTACTTGCGACGATTGGTTTCCAGCCTTCTCTTCAAAAACATAGAACTCTTCTACATCGCCAATAAGTACAACACCCGTTGCGTCGTGCTTGTCACGCTTGACGTTGCGAATTTTCCTAATTTTCGAGCTGTCAATATACCTAATTTGCTGGATGCCAGCTTTGAGGTTTTTTGAGTCCACAACTAGATGATGAAACAAACGCCCATCGATGTACCATGCCTTAAATAGGTCGTGAATTGCTTCATTAACATTAAGCATACGAAGGATAGCTGAAAACTCAGTTTCCATCTTCTTCTTAATGCCATCAGAGATGTCAGCTTGCTGAAGATTAAGCTCGAGAGGAGATTTGTTGTCACCAGTAACGATAGCTTCATTGACGATCTCTTCAATCGCCATATCAACCTCGGGATGGTGAGCGATGCGGCGATACGTAAGAATTAACGTACGGTTATCTTTACTACTTACGCCACCGCCGTCAATATCGACGTAGTGACCGTAGTAATTGCCCGAAGTAGTTACGTATCCCGCACCGTCAGGGTCGGTTGGAGGGACAACCGATTTAAGGTTGTCCTCTTTTCTTTTACGTGCTCCAGCACGTTTGATTTCAAACCCGAATAAACGCAGTCCGCCTGGTGCGACGTCGCGAGTATCAGCCATAATTTACTCCATTAATCGCCAGAACGATTAGGATGTGGTTCCTTCATGTGTCCAGTATTGGTACTGCATCACAACCTGAAACTCTTCGATTGCACCTTGCTGATCGTATGTCAGCTCAATTGGTGATATCTCCGAAGGCCATGCACTGACAAACTTGTACGTTTGCAGCACTGTACCATCTTGGTCAAGTTGATCTACTTCCATGTCAGCCATGTAACTGACAGGGGTTACTTGACCAACGTTTCCAGCGTGAGAGTTTAGTGCGTTCGACCACTTTTCGAACTCATTGCGGATCTGAAAGTTGGTGTCGTTATACACGGTGATTGTCCACGGATCAAAAACGCGATCGCCAGCAACCTTGATTTCGCGGCCTTTAAACATGACCGGCACTGGTGCTACGTTTTGCCCTGGGATTGAAGCCGCACGGCACATAAACGTAAACAGAGGAGTTGGAATGCTTACACCACCTGCTGCGGGGCTGCTGACACGGGCTTCAAACATATTAGCACGTGCACCACCTCCAACAAGCGATTCTTTGAACGCGTCAACTGCGAGAATAGCCATTAGTATTGTTCCTTTATTGCTATGTCGTATTTATAAGGGGGATTTCAAATCCCCCACGACTTAAACCGTTCCAACAACCTCTTCAAAATCGACGCCAGTACGTACAGCGACGAAGTTGAGAGTGACGAAGTTGATTGACCGAGCGGGCTTAATGAAGATCGTGCAGATCAACTCGTTGCGATCGACGACGGCAGGGGTGTTGTTTGTTTCATCACACACCACACGGAAATCCGTAATACCTCGACGGCCTTGTACCTCACGAAGAATCGGCTCGATCACACTGACAAATTCAGAACGTGTAAATTCGTCGTTGAACTCGAACATCACGTTGCGAGCAGCGATCGAGATGGATTTCTCGAGTGCGAGGAACAGACGACGCACGTTAATGCGGTCAAATGCTGATGGACGATCCAGTTTTGTCTTATCGCCAAACAAAAGAATGCCACGGCCCGCAAACTGAACAATTGGGTTGACACCGGCTCGGTACAGATCGTCTCTTTCAGCTTTTGTTGGAGAGTATGAAACACCCGAAGCACCAGAAATCAAACCACGACGTTCGCCAGCAGGGCTGTACCATGGCGCGTAATTGGCGTCCGTAGCAGCCATCAGACCAGCAACGGTTGATGCAGCAGGGATGTAGATGTTTTGGTCGTTGTACTTGTCAAACACCTGCAAGTAGTTATTGTCGACTACCAAGTAGCTAGAACCAGGATACTGATTAGTAGTAGTCAATGTGCTCGCAACAGGGTTAGCGTTGTTAACAACTGCATTACGGTTAGGTGAAGCCACCACGACACAGTCCTTGCGGATGTCTTCAGCAATGCTAACAACATCTGACACGACCGTCACTTGATCTGCAGCAGCGTCTAGTCCGGGTGCTACGAGGATTTGTACGTCAATTTGATCTTTGTTTTCAAACTGATCGAAGGCTAGTGCGTACTCTGATGTACCGAGGACTCCGCTGTTTGCACCACCACCCAACGATTCAACAGATGTAGCATTGGTCCATGAAACGCCAGTAGCGTAGTCCTTAACTGTACCATCCGGCGCTGTGCCCCAGTTTGTACCCGCTACACTTGCCGAGTCGTCATGACCACCAAACCACAGATATGAAGATCCGTTATTAATAACGTCTGCTACATAATTACGGCCACCATCAACTGTTTTAGCGCCAACGGCTGTTGACACGAATCCGAAGGTTTCAAGAACGGCTCCTTTAGTGCCAGAGATCAAGCCTTCTTCATCAATTACAGCTACATGAATCTCGTCGTTGGTGTTAGTTCCTGTTGTGTTCGCAGCCCACGTACTGGTGCCGGGGATGCCAATAAATTGATCTTTGTAGGTCCAACTATTCCAGTTAGAAAGAGTCGTGGCGGAACTTGCGCTGTCGCCGTCTTCAATAGCGAAGATGGAAACGGCTAGACTGTTACCTAGAGCGCCAGGATATTTTGCGATCCAGCGACCGTTGCCACCTGCACTCAGAGTGGCTTTTTGAGATTCATAATCCGAACGATTGTTGATAGTGATAGATGAAGCACTATCCATACTTGCGTTGGCTGCAGCACTGTCAGCCGCACGAACGAGGATCAAACCATCGCTGTAACGCAGGAATTGAGCAGCTGACATATAGTCAACCGCGCTAGAAGCTGTTGGGGTGCCGAATTTGCTAGCTAGCTCGCCTTCATTAGAAACGCGTACTGGCTCTTCGACAGGACCCCACTGAAAATCGCCAACCATACCAGTGAGTGAAGATGGAACGTTGGGTGCAACACCCGTCAGATCAATCTCGCGAACTGTAATGGCAGGTGACAAAGATGCGCCTGTCAGTGACATAATTTCATACCTTTCGTTTTATTAAGAGATCATTGCAAGTAATTCACATGGAAGGTATTTATAAAACGCGCAAGATCACCACGGTTCAACGTATAGTCGTGATTGCTCGCCGAACCATTCGTCGACATCATCAATTGGACGATCGAAAGTGTTATAATCACGGTGACCGGCATCGATCACTAATTCAGGTGGCTCTAAATCTTTCTCCTTTTCAATCATCTTGCGAACTTCTTCCCCAAACATCATTGTTTTGGTGTCTTTCTCGAACTCACGCTCAAACATAGGGCTGGTGGCGTAGTAACCAAAGAGCACCAATGCCATCACGGTGTCATCATGATTACCAGGTGAAGCTTCGTACGAATTATTTTTTGCAATGAATGTTGATAGTTCGATGATGGTCTGACTATCTGGAATAGTCAATTTGCCCGTTTCAATCAAATCTTTGATGCCTGAGCATCCAAGCCGTTTGATTTTTTTGTTGACCTCGATACCAGGATACGAATTGCCTTGCTTTGGTGACGTCATGTGCAGGTTTTCATATTCGAGATCGATGTATAGACCATGACCTGTTAGAGCGCCCTGATCATTGTGCTCGACAATAACGTAGGCTTCATTGTACATGTTAGCGAATTTGTACACCACGTCGGCAAGAAGGATAGGGGATATCTTTCTGTTGCGATATGTGGCTACTTGCTTGAATGGTGTAGAGCTAACATCGATGATTGAAAATGCACTAAAGTCTTGTCCACGTCCCTTGCACACATCACAAGTGAGAATGTAGCGATGTCTCTCTTTAGGGATTTCGTATACTAATAGCTCACCAGAGCTTCCCGCTGACAATGCATCGAGAGGCTCTTGGGCAAGCATGGTAAGAAGGTGTTCGCCGTCAATAAGCGTGTCACCAGTCCCGAGGAATTTATTTTCGTATTCTTGAGCAAACTGCAATTCAGACGTGTTGGCAATGGTTTCTCTTTTCCACTCTTGATCACGTCCAGGCACATCATTCCAGTCAATACGAAATGATTTGTAGCTGTTTGTTTTATTTTCGGCGCCTGTCCATAGACGATGAAACGTGTTCCCAACACCGTTTGCTGTGGATGTGATAATAACCTGCGTGGTTTTACCAGCGGTGATTACTGGATAGGTTGATGTGTAGAATTCAGCGTCATGGTCAACAAATGCAAACTCGTCAAGGTATAGCAGGTTAACAGAAAAACCACGAATTGAACTGCTGCTCGTTGAAGCGGCGAGTATATGGGTATTGTTGCTAAACTCAATGCTACCTTTGTTGAGAGATTTACAGCCCGGCTGCAGAAAGAAAGGAATATTCTCGAGTGCAAGAGTAATACGACTGAGGATCTCTCGAGCTGTTGAGCCTTTGTTAGCAAGGATTGCAACCGTCTTTTCGCTGTGAAATAGAGCGTACCAAAGCAGGTACGCTACAACGCCAATCGTTTTGCCAGACTGACGAGCAGCAAGAATGATATTAAAGCGATGGGTATTGAATTGTTTGTACATCCGTTCCTGATAGGGATACAGGTCGAATGGTACTAGGCCTTCGTCAAGGCTGATTATCTTTACGTAGTTGCGTGCAAAGTAACAGGGGTCGTTCGAGCACTTAATGTACTCCGACAGCTGATGTTCGGTGAATTCTTCAACGACCCCATCTCGCTTGACATTGATGTTACCGAGGTAATGTTTGGTACGGGGCTTTTTGGCAATAGCACCAGCGTATTTTCTTGGCATTCAGTCACCGAATGATGGCGACCTCACTGTCCGTTTCAATCACGACGCGAGCACCGCACGGCAGTAGAGGTTTGTTATTGCCGCCATACAACACCTTCGATGGTCCGAGGATCTCAACTTCATGGCAGTACGTATTACGGCGGCCTTCTTTAATTGTGATCACGGGCTCGTTTGTACCGTGTTTTTTGTTGGCCCTAATCTTGTGTTGGTTGACATGGATGTATTTCATTACGAATCCTCTTCACTTGTTTCAAATTTATTAGAAGGCTTGGCCAGCATCTTCTGAAGATCAGCAACGGTACCAACATACAGGTGCTGAGAAGATGGTTTGCCCTCTTTACTGAGAACGGCTTTTTCTTCTCGTTGCATTGCTAACTCTTGACGGTCTTTTGAAGCTCCAAGTAGTTTCTCGTTAATTTCACCAACATCGCGAATTAACTTCGACAACACTTCATAGCTTCGAGGGTGCTCCGTTTGTCGGGCTACCTCGAGCATCTCTACGATACCATCACGGCCGTATTCTATCAGGTCCTTAAAATTGTCTCGAACGTACTCATAGTCAGCATCGATGTTACGATCGATTTTGTCGCCTTGTGAAACTACTTCGCCATGCCGAACTGTGGTTACTTCGGTACCATCGTCCGTTACCAAAGTGTGTTCTGTTACATTCTCAACGGTGTCAGAATCTTGCGTCATGGCTGTGCACTATCTAATATCGAAACATCATACGTGTAATCACTATCGGGAGAAACATCAAACGGGTTGAGCCTAACACTAACAGCCTCAATGAACACGTCGCTGTCCGCTTGCATATCGAATAGGTTAACATCAACCTGACGAATAACCTTACTCGACTCTGTTGGGGCTGGCCCGTAAAACGTCGTTTTCATTTCAAACGTAAGAGTATATATGATAGCGCGTCTCGCGGCGATATCGCCTTCGTAATCATCTGTGAAATTGACATCCCGTAAAACGACGGGGTTGTCTTCCGAAAAATTGTCGAATTCACTAAACGGATAAACAGAAAGAGTGTATTGAGGACCAAAGTACGGTAGTATTTGCTCTACTACCTGAAGACAATCGTCGTGGGTTTTGCCATATATCGACAACTGAAAGATGATGTTGTAAGGAACGCCGACCGGTACTCGGTATGCTATTGTTCCATCTGCTGATATTGTTTTACAGCGCGGTAATGCGTTATTGCTAGGCAGCTTGCGAATACTATCATACGCAATGTCGAGTATTTCAAAAGACATGCGTGGAAGCTGTATGGCGATCTGACGCTCCACATCCTCGCCATTGATCATTTCCTCTATTCGTGTTATGAATTTACGTTGGGGGCCATACGACAGAGGTACTTTGGTATGACCAAACACCTGCTGTCCTTGACGACGAACGACATATAGCTCATTGAAAAGCGATCCAAATATCGCTACGCTTCGACGTACGTGTTCGTTGTAGAAATGTCCGTCGGACCCATTAAACATTTACAGGATCCCCAAACGGATTGCTTTCAGACCAATCAATAAAATCTAGGGCCGTGACGTCAAAGTCTTGTGGTGCTTCTCCAAACGACACCTCCTGTTCGCTTACTACAAACGCAGCAGCTCCTGATTGGTTGCCGCGTATGATATTGCCGGTGAGGAATGTGCGTAGTTTCTTGTCGTTGCTAGTGACGTTGCCAATTGATAGCGTATTGGTGTCTGAAACCCATTGGAGCACTTCTCCACTCACTTGATATGAACCCAGATCTTGCGTAACAATTTCGCCGACCTCAAACCCAACACTTGCACTATCCACCACAACAGTATAATGAAAACCAAGCAGCTCAACACGATCAATATCGTCAATATTGGTGTCGAATTTTTCGCCAGTGTGCTCCCATAGCTCAGCTGTCAGCTTGAACACAGGTAGCTGAGCAATTTGATAGAACGGTGTTTCTGTTTGTACCCTCGTTATTTCAAACGTCGAAGATGAAAGAGGCAGATAGATTAGGTCGCCTTCGCGGGGGCGGTATGATTGTTGTTCATCAAAATAAGCTAGGTTTTGAACGGCCTCATACCAACGTCGACGTGTGAGAACGAACGTTGCCATATCGCGTAGTTCAACGCCAAATTTGGTGAACAGATCGTTTTCACCATCGAATCCTTCAACATTCTCGATATACATCACTGTACTGTAGGCATGCTCAAAGCTCGAAATGGTAGCCTCGTCAAAAATTAGGTCATGGTTAACTACAGTGCGCGGAAGATAGTACGCTGTTTGCCCGTATATGTCGAGAGCTTCAACTACCAGATCCTCATATAGAGACTGCTCGCTAGCAACGTTGTATTGAAAATAAGGATTACGAGCCACCCAACACCTCAAGTTTTGCTATTTGGCGGTCGATTTTTTTAAGGCGATCGACTTTGCTTTCAATTTCCATGAGCAGATATTCGAGACGAATGTGGTCTCTTTCAGAAGCTGTGCCAAGACGTATGGATTCTTCGTACTGACGTCTTGCAAAGTTGTCGCGGTTAAGCTCATGCATTAAGTCAGTACGTCTTGTTTCAAGGTCGGACAGCGTCGACTGTTGTTGGACAATTGCAACCATTTTGTGAATTTCTTCAACCTCAGCTTGTTGCGCATGTCGGGCATCGAGAAACCACCACACGGAAAATAGAGATCCTGCAAAGAAAACTAAAAATTCAATTGTACGAATAACTCGTACATCAAAAGAAGGTAGGCGCAGAATCTTCATAGTTACCCCACGTAAAAATCGGGAGGAGGCTCGTGCTCATCACGCATACGAGAGCGTAAATCGTCAGCTTCTTGTGTTGCCTCATCATACAGCTGTTGGCCTGTTAACGTAACGCCGCCCGGCAATTGCACGCCCTCAAATTTTTTCATGTTGCGACCCCACTGCTGCTTTATCAAAGCAGTTGTGTAGTCTTTGATAAAGGGGTCGTTGTATATTGACGTATGTATTTCAGGATCGAGAACTTGGTACACTTCAACAAGAACGTAGTCGCCAACCTCCAGATCTTTATCTACGAAATCGCCCCAGATGTACAGGCGATCCATGTGACGGGAAAACGTAACCAAAGGTCGACCATTCAATGTCATGTCGATCAGTTCGAGGTACTGCTTTGTTTGAACAAAATAGTCAAGGTTAGCAGAAGCGTACGAGTTAAGATTGTGTAGATCACTTAACGCGAACTGATACTGAAACGAAAACATGTTGCGTGAGTTAATAAACGAACTTCCAGCGCCAAATACTCTTGATACGTAATGAACATCAGAAGGAATCGGAATGTAGCGGTTATCAATATCGGTCTGCGTTACAACGTGCTTGAAATATGTGCGATATGTTGCGTCTTCATGATAATCCTGATATACTTGAAGAGCATCGTCAATACGATCCTCAATTTGTTGATCGTCAACGTTAATTTGAATCACAGGATCGCCTAGCTTACGTAGGCAATACTCGATCAGTTGTTGTCTGCTTGCTACGGCCATTGTTTTCCTTTACGCAAATTCGATGACAACGGCACCCCAAGCGCCCATACCACCGTCACCGCCATGTACATCAGAGCTATTGGAGCCAGCAGCGCCGCCTCCTCCGCCGCCACCGCCACCGGGATACTGGCCTCGACCGCCGCCGCCTCCACCTGCGGACTCATCCGTAGACACATCAGATGCAGCTCCACCGCCGCCAGCTCCGTTAGTGCTGGCACCGCCGTTGGATGAGCTACCGCCAGACGCAGAGCCACCAAAACCACCAATGCCGTCGCTGTCGCCAGCGACCGATACACCACCGTTTGTTGTAATGGAATCGCCACCGTCACCACCACGAACATCGGTGGGTCCCGATGCGGACTGTGGAGAACCACCAGCACCATTGCCGCGAGCTCCAGACCCCCCCACAACGTACGGAACTATCTCACCTGGAGTCAAAGAACACTCTTTGTAACAATATGCTCCCCCTCCGCCGCCTTTACCACCATCAGAAACTACGTCGTTGTCGCTGGATTGTGAGAACCCACCACCACCGCCTGCGCCGCCGCCAGACCCCGTAACAGTGTTTACGCCGTTGTTTTCAATGTCGCGATTTGACAGTGAATTGCCGCCATCACCACCATCTTGCCAACCATCGCTATCGGAGCCGGGTGAGCCGCCCGATGCCTGAGTGCCGCCCG